ATCGCCCGCATTCCTTCTCTCAACTCTTTCTGTGCCATACCTTTTCCCACCTCCATCCCCTGCACCCGCATCAACAACACTTCATTCCACATATCTTCGTACCGTCGCAGTACCGATGTCATTCGCAAAAATTGAATCGCCTTTTCGTCTTTAATTTCAATTAAAAATCATATTGTACCAAGATATGCAACCGAACAAAGACGACAACCGTGACGAGGACTGGCTAACCCTGTTTTACGCGGTGAAACGTGGTGAAGAATTGTCCGAGTCCTTTACAATTTCATACAATGACTTTTGCGAGATGCAAACCCATGCGGTGGAACTGCATCGCAACCGTCAGATATCCTCGGATTGCCTGCATCGGGTCCTTTCCGTTTTCTTTCTTCAGACGCGTTGGACTCAGGCTGAAGAATTACATCCTTATTTGTACACACACGTTTTATCCGAATGCCCGGTGCCTGAATATACTTCCCTGTTCAAAATCCATCAAACACATTTCCTTTCTGACCATCTGCGCAATCTCTACCATCCCACAGAACATACCTTTATCTTTTCCATCTTCTCTTAGTTATGATGTGATAAAAATTGATTATGCTTCTTATCACTCACTGAATACCTTGCAAGCTTCTATGCAACTCAAACAACAGATATACTGGTTTACACGACGTACTGCCTTAGTGTTCTTATTATGGATGTCTCTCTATTACTTCTCTTCACGGTTTCACGCCATCTATTGTACACCAGACGACTGGTACCGTTTCGGTATAGTCCAATCCTATTTACTGACCTCCTCTCCCTACTGTATCGCTTCGCAATGGCTCATCTTCTATGGCGGCATGTCCTTACGTAACTTTACTTCCATCCTTCTGTCCTCCTACTTTACCTTGATGCAATCTCTGCATCTGACTTAATGCACAATATGCGATTCCCACATATATTTACAAAAAGCCCATTGTGTGGCGTGGCCTTGTCCGGCTTTTTTTTCTTCTTCATACTCTTCATCGGTAATACATCCTTCGCTTCGTTTCATACTGGCCGGTAACACGAACCGCATCTGTTCATCCATCGTACAAGGTGTGGTTTGTTCGGTATTTGTAAAAAATTCATGCGATGAATTACTTGACACATGCTTATACAAATCCTTCAGGAGAGGAGGATAATCGTAAGCGTACTTCCACTGCCAGTGGGGACATCCAGTGGTATAGTATTTGAATACCCACTCCAATCCTTCCAAATAATTCATGCAGACACCCCGGATATCGGATTCGGAAGGTTGTTTCCAATGAAACAACACCTTGTAATATCGCGTCTCCCATCCTGCCTCCCCAGGTGAAATATACAATTCTTGTCCTCGTAACTGAATGGGTGCATGCAACAGTGACACCTCTCGCTCTTCGGGAGTGGTCTCTGGAAAATACCGCTTGGTTTGCTTCTCACGTATCGCATATTCCTGCATCAACAATTCATGCTCTATCGCAGCCAGTCTACCCAGAAACACGCCGAAAGCGTCCCATCTTATTCGCGGTGCCACCTGCGTCGGTTCCCATACCACCATGCGGGCATAAGGCTCCGGCATATGAAAATATGTATCCATCACGACCTGGATACCATTGGTTCTCAGATTGATGACCGGAAAATGCGGTAAAAAGTCGTTACCCAACAGGAAACACAAAAACACATAGTTCCAGTAAGTATCACGATCCGACAGTTTCCCGGAGCCATGCACCATTTCATGGGAAATAGAAGAGGTAAAGGCCGCAATATCTATAAAATACGGGTCTTTGGGGTTTTCAAATTTGATGGGAATCTTTGACCGGAAAAACTCGGGGGCTTCCCGAAACACATAGATGTTTTTATAGAGATGGAGATGATAGAGTGAGAGCATGATCAAATCCGAATCCAGACCGTAGATGGCCGCCGTGTCGCGGGGGTCACCGTGTGCGCGCATGTGCGCGCACATTTTATGTTCTCCTTCACCCACTTCGTCTGGACCGGAAATAACTACCGTTGGATAAGAAGACAACAGTGCCTGCAAACAATGGAGTTGCTGAGACAGATGTCGCATAAACCGTGTTCCGGGTGTGATCATGGTCGTACGAAACGCGAGTTCCGACGGGGTTGCGCCGGCCGTTTCCATCTCTGCCCGTAAACGCCGCATTTTTTGCTGCTTCATCTTGGCCATCGGCGCCACCCCATCAAAGGCGATAAAGACCGTTTTAGATGGAGAAATCGTCTTGACCACATAGATAATATACAACATCACTGCATGAACAATCGTATCAAAAGACGGGTTAGGGTCACTAACGAGACACTCACGATACACGTCGTAGATGACGGAGTTGCAATCCATGTACAAGTGTTGAATTTGTGTCGTCTTCTTCAGTGTACATAAATTCAACAGAATATGGATGTGCGACTTGATAATGTACGAGAAATATGCCGGGATACCCATGGATAATATTATATATCATATTGTCTTTACGTTCATTCTACTGTAGCGATATCTTACCCATCGGTACTATTTTGTGCGTATATATTATCAAGAGGGTAAACATCATGAGCCAACAATACAACGTATTCAATGTCTTGTATTTGATATTTCGTTTAGCACCAATCATTGTGATATCATTTTTCTTATTGCAGTCCTTTTTCAATTTGGATCCGCGAGGATTCGTCTACCTCATCGGACTTTTCTTGGCGTCCCTCATTGCCAGCACGATAGGCCAATTTCTTTCAGTTGGTATGGGTGATGACTACCAAATGGGACAAAATTACAAATGCAATACCATGTACTTGGGTACTGTTCCAATTGAAAGCGGTGGGGTGGTGCGTCCTTTTTCGCAAATCCCTCTGAATATCCTTTTATACAGTTATACCTTTTCTTATTTGTTCACGTCGTTTGTGGCCCCTCCGGTCACCTACAACAATGCGCTGATTTCTTTGCAACAAAACTGGACCTCCTTGGTGCTGTTCTTCTTTTTAACTGTCTTTGAAATCGCTTGGCTCACGTCCAATTCATGCAACCGGTTCATATATATGTGGGTCTCCGTGGTCATCGGCGTCTGTAGCGGCATTGCATGGACCTACTTGATTCGGTGGACCAAAGAACCGCGCTTCCAATACACGAGCCTTACCAATGTGGATGTCTGCAGCAAACCGTCCAAAACCATTTACAGATGCCGGAATTTGAACGGCGTCTATTCCACCAAGCAGTCGTAGGCTTCGGGCGTAAAATCGGTCTTCACGGAAACTGAGAGACAGCTCCGTCAAAATATTGAATGTTACGCTGGAACCATGCTCTGATCTGCGCCGTCACAGATTGACGGTGCATGTCGTCCGCAATCAACCGTATATTTTTGCTTTTACGGCTATACGCGATTAAAAATTGTTCCACTATTTGAGCAGGGATGGCTTGACTGTACTGGGACAGTTGTTCGGCAGGAAAAATACGCACTCCTTTACGTGCATTGACCGCATTATGAAAATGATACAGGCACGATTTCAATTCATCCTTGGTACGTACTTGAAAAAACTGGTTCTTGGTCAAATACTCCTTGGCATGTCCGGAACATGTTGGACATGGCAAATTGATGCAAATCGTATAAATCGTCTGCAACACGTCCGAACGGTTGATCGCAAAAAAATCGGCCCGAATCTTTTCAGCCATGGTATGCAACAAATACCAGGTCGGTTTCCCCCATACCATCTTTGCAGCATGATCCACATTGATTGGATTCGCCTCGGTCACATGCCGCACATTCCTAGTATAGGGACGTATGGCCGTGGGACGAGGTTGGGGTGGCTGAATGACGGGACGGGTATTGAAACTGATGGGTTGGGATGACAACGTGATGGACGAAAATTTTCGCTTGGAAAAGGGCATGGCCGCCACCACCGATGAACCGTTCAGCATTGGTGGTGAAGGTACCGGGTCATAATTCCTACCCGGGTTTATAGTCAAATTTAATTGTCGCATCATCCCCGTAATTTGTACTATAGGGGCATAAAAATTATACTATAGTGGTATAGAAATGGATAAAGAACAGTTGGTTTCCATCATCAAAGATTGGGTTAAAATTGACAATGAAATGCGCACGCTGCAACAAGAAATGCATAAGCGTAAATCAGAAAAGAAACGTGTTTCTCAGTTGCTGATAGATATCATGCGTAACAATCAAATAGATTGCTTTGACATTAACAATGGTCAGATTCTTTACAAGAAAAAGAATGTCAAGCAACCCATCACCAAAAGTGTCCTATTGGAAGTTTTATCGACGTATTTTCAAGGTGATTCTGACAAGGTAAATGAGCTAAATAACTTTATTTTAGGTAACCGGAAGGTAGTGACCAAAGAGACCATCGTGCGTAAAATAACCGAGAACATTTCTCTTGAAGGAGCTGGACCTGGGACCGAGCCGGGACCCACGTAAAGAGGCCTCAGACCATGAAATCGGGAATCTTATACGTATTGTCTCCCATTTTTACCGCTTTAGCGATAATGCGTGGATTCTCTTTAGCATCCATGATGTCTTCAGTGTGGTACACATTGTCATATTTGTCAATGTAGTAAATGATTCCGTCAATGTCCTCGGCAGAGATTTCCATTTTTTGGGTGGAGGACATGGACGCATTGATACGCGAATTTTCAGCCTGTACCTGTTCAATTTTGGCATGCGTACCACAATAGTCACAATTCTTCTTCTTTTTGCGTGTACATTGAACCCCGTCGGAACGTTTAGCCACACAAATCTGATCGTCCGGAATAGCAATAGATGGGGCAACAGAAGGTACTACATTGGTGACCGAAGCAGCATCTGAAGCAGGGGCAGGTTTTTTTGACTTGGTTGATGTCAAATCTTGTTTGGTCAATACCAACTTCGGATACTCGTAAATGAACTCCAAGAGTTCACGTACCCGGTCGCGTTGCTCCTCCGAAGTTTCCTTGGTAATCAGTTCCAACGCATTCATCTTTTCACGTATATCATCCTTGAACTGAATGATATACACATCCACCACTTTGTTTGCAGATTCCATGTTTTCACAGGTGGGTATAATGCGTGTTTGTAAAGGTCATGCACAAGAATCAATTTTTCTTTATCTTATACAACGACGCCGCGTTCAGATACAGGGCAAATATGACCCATAGTTGATACGGTACCAAGATACCCACCACCCACAAGGGCAACAGCAAATACGTATAATACAACAAAAGTGCCGTAGAGATCACAATTGCCGCTAAAATCACTAGAGCCAACGCCACGTCCCGACTACCAAAGTAGGCAAACGACCACAGTACATTGCATATCAAATTGAACCCGTAAACATACAACAGGGTCGTGACCGTATCTGTCCACTTGGGTAACTGCAATGTCTGTGCCAACGCCACCCCGATCAAATAGTAAAGTATAGTCCAGACAATTGGAAACACGTAATTGGGCGGGGTCGCCGCCGGACGTATATTCTTATACCACGCACTGTTTACCGCGGTCCGCATGGACTGTTGCGGAAAAAACATTACCGTAATCACAATACCAAACGCCCACGCATACGCCGCCCATGTCTCCATGTTCGTACCTCTATATTAGAATAGACCGAATATTTGTTTGACCCGCTGTTCACCTTCCATACACGCCTCCTTCAACACATAGCGTATTTGGTCCTTTTCGGTCGGCTCCACAAAGGCTAAACGCAATACACTCTCCGTGAAATGCGGATGCATCTTTTTGAAACCACAAAAGGAGAGCGTCTTGTCCTTCATATAATACCGTTCATAGAGTACAAATTCTACGATTTTTCCGAGGGTGTAATCCTCATTCTCTAAAATGACGTCGTAACAATTCTCCATGGTAGTCTCACTTTTTCTAATTGCAATGTCGTCGTTGGCCACCAACTGTATCGTATCAACCAACTTATTTTGTAATACAGTGAGGGCCTTCTTCACGACTTCCGGGTTGCTGTAGATTCCAATAGACTGAATCGTGAAATCATAACTGTTTGGCATATAATATCGTTCGGCGTCCAGGAGTTGGAAATTTCGCTTCTCAAATTCTATTTCATCCTCCGTAATAGAGGTCAGTTTTTTTCTCAACTCCCCCTCGCGTTTTTTCCATTCTTTGTCAGCGGCATCCCGGTCCGGCGTCATTTGGTAGGTACATTTGGACACCACGTTGAACATGCTGTTTTCCTTGGCCGTGGATACCGAAAAATCCGCCGTGAACTTGATATGTTCACCCGGAATCGTCTCACTGATCTTGGGACGTAAGCGGCAAAACTGAATATAATCGTGGGTCATGGGGTCAGGGGGAAATATTTCCCGGGTTTGCTCCTTGGTCGTGTAGTTTCCCGTCTCTTTATTTTTGATGCGGAAATGCTCGGTAGTCACATACTTTATTTCATCGGAATCGTTCTGCATGTCCACCTCCAGCGCGTACTTTCCTGGCAAAACCTCCATGTCTTTCATATGAATCGGAATACAACTCAGCCGCTGCTTCAAGATTTCGTTGTGAAATCGCGTCGTATTGACCTCAAAGTGGCACTGATTCACTGCCTCATTTTCACTGCGAATCACACATACAGGGACATCTGATAACACCGTTCTACGCAATGCGTTCGCGTAACACATGGGAATATCAAATAGGGTAAATTGAAGAACCCCCTCTGACTCCACCACATCTTTGATCATGACTGGTTTTCCCGACATCTTACGTACTCTTCTACAATACAGTGGGAAGTTTTCTAAATCAATTTTATGACAAGTGCTATTCGGTTCACTTACTACAAATTCAAACGTGTAGTTTTGTACACCAAGCAGTGATTTTACCTCTTTTTACCCTATTTTATCTAGCAAAAAATCATCTGTTTGTTCATATTATACATCATCATGCCGAACCGTTCCAGTATGCATAAAATAAACAAATGTGAAAAAAGTTTTCGTCATTGCGACGACACCATCATTGTAGTTGATATTGAATGTTCATGCCAACCAGCCGGCTCTACCGGACCTACCGGCTCTACCGGGCCTGTAGGGGCGACGGGCATCATGGGTCCCACCGGCTCTACCGGCTCTACCGGATCTACCGGATCTACCGGCAATACAGGCTCTACCGGACCTACCGGCAATACAGGCAATACAGGCTCTACCGGCTCTACAGGCAATACAGGCTCTACAGGCAATACAGGCTCTACAGGCTCTACCGGCTCTACCGGCAATACAGGCCCTACTGGCAATACCGGCTCTACCGGATCTACTGGATCTACCGGACCTACTGGCAATACAGGCAATACCGGACCTACCGGACCTACCGGACCTACTGGCAATACAGGCAATACCGGACCTACTGGCAATACAGGCAATACAGGCTCTACAGGCAATACAGGCTCTACAGGCAATACAGGCAATACAGGCAATACAGGCTCTACCGGACCTACAGGCAATACAGGCCCTACTGGCAATACCGGACCTACAGGCCATACAGGCCCTACAGGCTCTACCGGCTCTACCGGCAATACAGGCCCTACTGGCAATACCGGCTTTACTGGCGTTACCGGACCACAAGGCAATACCGGCCCTACTGGACCCTTTGGACCCACGGGTACAGCAGGAAGTGCACTAAGTGCCGCGGATTTTTATGCACTCATGCCCCCTGACAATACAGATACAGTCGCCCCCGGGACGGACGTGCTTTTCCCCAACGATGGTCCAACCTTTGGTTCCGACGTTACCCGGTCCGGACCCGGCGCGTTCAAACTTGCCAAAATTGGCGTATATCAAGTCTCTTTCCAGGTCAGTGTGAGCGAAGCCGGACAATTATGTCTCACATTGAATACCCAAGAACAGGATTATACCGTGGTAGGTCGTGCCACCGGCACCTCTCAAATCGTGGGTATGTTTCTCATTGCTACCACGACCCCCAACTCCATACTCACCGTCAGAAATCCCGCGACAGAAACAACGGCACTCACGATTACCCTTATTTCCGGCGGCACGAAACCGGTCTCTGCCCACGTGATAATAACGCGTTTGAATTAGATCCTATACATTCAATTTGGGAAATTATCTCGCACCAAGGTATAGTCATATTAAGCAGAATAAAAATTCATGTCCGCGGCATCACTCAACAAATCACTCAAAATAGACAGTACAGAGACCGAGCAAAATAATTACGAAAAAGATACCATGCGTGTCGCGTGGCCCGAAGACGCCGACATTATTTTAGAAAATATCCGCTGCAATTGTATCATTTTATCCGACTACCACAAAAAACAGTACTTCTTATTGTTGTCGCTGTTGAAATATTTTCGCATTCCCATCATCATCATTTCGGCGTTTGCGTCGGTGCTGAACATTGGATTACAGCCTTTTTTAGAACAACAATATATTTCCATCATATGTTGCATGTTGAGTCTGGTGACGGGTCTCATCGGTTCCATTGAACTTTTCTTGCAAGTCCAAAAAAAGATGGAAAATGAGTTGATGAACAGTCGCGACTTTTACCTGACAGCGATTGATATCTACAAGGTGCTTTCGTTGGACCCTGAACATCGCAACGGCGACGGTCTCAAATACCTAGACGGCAAATTCGCCATCTACTGCAAAATGATTGAAAATTCCAACGTCTTGGACAAAGCCATTCAAGACCAGCTGGCTCCCATTGATGTGGTCGTAATTGAACGTCTTTCCTCGGGCGCCGGTTCCAGAAACAGTGAAACCGATGCCAAAGAACACAAACCGAACCGGGTTACCCATCCATCCCATACATCTGCGATACCGTCTTCGTCTACGTTTACCGGAGGGTTCTTGTCCTACTTCTTCGGCAAGTCTGAGGTAAACCCCCCGACCCGTCGTCGTCGTGATTCTCAACTACCATCACCGGCAGTGACCGAAGTCAACGAAATATCCGCCGAATTGCCTCTCCAAAAGCATCTGAATGACCAAGATGACGAAGATTCCGTGTCTTCGGAAGAACGCTTTGATATTTACTGCAAGCTTCTGAATAAACACAATAATATTGATGAAAGTGTCATGGAAAAGCTCACGCCAATATTGTCCAACCATTCGTCACATCTGGCCACGGTTCCGTTGGAAGAACGGGTCAAGCTCTACAGTTATCTCCAAGACCATGTCAAAATCATGGGTAGCAACGAAATGCTGGACAAACTGAAAATTATTCTCGTCGGCGATTTTTTCAAAAAATCGTCAAACATGCCAACCACCGTGATGAAACAACACCGGTTTGCCATTTATAAATCGCTCATAGACCAACAGGTGGACAATAGTACCGTACAGAAAGTCAAATCCTTGTTAGCCAGTGATTCAATAGACCAAGAAACATTGACCCTATTGTTGTCTGCGGCCACCCATGACATCTCGGCACCTGTTGCCGACCTGGAAAGTGGCCCTGAACCGGACGGGGCGTATTTACTCGGCGATGAACACCCGATTGGCGAATTGACCCCCCTGAATCGCGGCGGTAGTACAGGCACACAATTCATAATGGAAATCGGCCCTTTATCCGGCTCTTTACCCGAGCCAACAAAATAAACAAATAGTATAGGAGTACTCGTCAAAGATACCATGTGTTTTTCCGCATCCATGAGCCTGTTCTCACTGACGATGGGCCTGGCCGGAGCCATCATAGTATACAGTTTAGGGGCATTCCCCGACCAAATTTTCGGCGTATGCTACGGTTTTGTATCCTTGATGCAAGGTATTGACTATTTACTTTGGAATCATCCCATATGCGACGACTACAATCGGGCTGTTTCTATTGTGGGGATGGTCCTGAATCATCTGCAGCCAGTGGTATTGGGTGGGGCGATTCTCACCATCAATACCGGATTGCCAGAAATAAACCGTTGGGTCATTGCCTTTCTATTGTTCCTATATGTCGTGGTGATGGGTCGCTACTCGTGGGAATTTTTGACGACCAAAGAGAAGGAGTGCACATTGAAAGACCGCACCACGCACCTCTTTTGGCAATGGAATTACATGAAACATTTTCAATTTGCCTACGGTTCGTATTTATTGACCATGGGGGGACTCTGGTACGTAGGTACTCCCTTGTTGATGCAGTGGCGTCCGCGTACAGGAACTATCCATGTCCAGACCAAAGATCCGCAACTGCCTGTACCGCATATTTGGCCAACCTTCGGCTTCGTGTGCGCGTTAAAATCCATGGTACTCTTTTTGACCACACGATTATTTTACGGCACCGAACACGTGGGTGGACTCTGGTGCTTCTACAGCGTCTTTATTCCCTTGGTTTACTACGCTCTCCGCAAATCCGTCTTGACCATGGATTAAATGGGGGGTCGTGAGATGGGGGTCGTGGTATGGTCCTATACTGTTCTTGGTATGATCTTTCCATCTTGAGCGGAGAGATCATGCATGCAATTGCGTCCATGGATGCACAGGGTAACTTTCCAGGACGTCACACCATTTTTTGTAGCGTGGATGATGTTCCAAGAAATGGGGAGCATGGAACCCGCGACCACAACAGGGGCCGAATCGACCCCAGAAAGTCATCCGACGGGCACTGGCTGCATCCAGAACTTTGCCGTCGGTGCAGCCGTGGGGGTAGTTTTCGGCGTAATCTGTGGCGTCGTCGTAAGTATGGACGCAAATAGTGGTGGCCCCGGGTTTGCGTTTCTTGGTCGCCACGTTGTAATGATCCGATAGAATCGTTTGGGCTATCTCGGGGTTCAATTTGCCGTAGTGGATCTTATACAACAATTCGTGCAGGCGTGCGTTGCGTCCCCCCGACGAGGTTTGGGGATTGAAAAATTCTTGGTCGTCGGTTTCTTGGGCCCGTAGTTCCGGTGAGATGGCGCTGTTCATGCCGTAGTAGATACCGTCGCGGGTGCGCTGAACATGGGCGATTTTGCACCCGAGCTCACATAGCATGATTTCTTGAGAACGTACGTCACCGAAGAGCCACGATGACGCATAGTCGCCCGCATTATGGTGTGTCATGATCGCGGCATAATCATCCAAGGATTTACCATACTGCATGGCATGACGTATCCTACAGAAATACGGGGCATGTCCTGGGGAAAACGTCGGCCGGTAATTGATGTCGCTGATGGTCGTCTCGCAGCCCACGATACCCGCCTCCGTGAGGAACCAGTCGGTGCCGCTGGCGATGCATCCGGCCGCGGTCTGCATGCAAAAAGGGACACCACGATGCGGCCGCACATACATGATAATATGGAAGAATGCACCCGAGACCAAGTCAGTATGCGTCGTATGCCCCATCACAATTTCGCCGTTACGGGTCGCTTTACCTGTGGCAATGAAGGCACTGCAACGCCCACTGCGTTCGCGCCGCTTGGGGGCGGGATGCAAATACTCGTACATGCTCATCAGTGCGTTCCAAGCGACCAAGACATCCACCTGAATGTCTGTACCGGCCTGCTTGGCCCCCTCGGAAATCGCCTGGATCTCTTGGTAAAACTCGGGGTAATCGGTTTTCAAGAGCGGGGTAATCGTCCGGCGACACGTGGCGAGGTATTTTTTATACGGATACCTGAGTTCTTCGTTCACAATGAACGGGAATTTTTCTTGGATACGGGCCAATTCTTGGTGAAGGAGAAATCCATGGGTGAATCCGCGTTCTTGGGGGGTTCCGGCCACATGAATGATTTTCCAACCTTCCTGGGTGCGTACTTGAGGGGTCGGTACGGACCGGCGTTTGGATCGTCTCGCAGCCGACGACCTTGAGTGAGTGTGGCGGCGTCTAGTGGTCATTATCTGATATATCATCACATAATGAGGGTGGAAAGGTGGGGGTCGGGGAGGGGTAGGGGGCTAACTGCCTTGGAAAAACAGAGAGGCCAGGAGGATGAACGACACCAAAAAGGGCAAGAGGACCAAGAACCAGGCAAAGCCCGGGGCCCCCGCGCGACAGATGAGGTTGAGTACCCATGTCCAGAAAAGAATGTAAAGGACCTTGATCAAAAACAACATGCCGACGCTGCTCACCTCGCAACTGTAGGATCCTAAACAATACACGTTGTGGTCGGGACTACCGTAGACGTTTTGCATGACATAATAATTTTGCAGGAACATCACGGTAATCGCCATGGTAGACACGACTAAATACACATAGGCCGGGGGGCACATGTCCGTGAACCCGACGAGTTTCATGCTGTGATGGAGTGATCCTATACATTATCTGGGGATTGGATTCCATTCAACGACGGTGTTGGGTCCGACGTTTGCCCCCGGCTTTTTTGTTCTGCTTCTTGGTCTTCTTGGTCTTATTGAGCTTGGAATGCTTCCACTTGGACTGGATTTTCTCACCGACGCACCAATCGTGGCCGCCGATTCTGACGATTTCTCCTTGGCACGGTTTCTTAGCAGGCATGATGTTTATGTGCTATATATAGGTGGGAAGGAAATTCTATACAATGGGGTACGAAGGTATCTAATTATCGTACCGGTGTTCATAATTTATCTAATTCATCCACCTTTTGATTGGCTTGGCGCAATTTTTCCATAATAGACACTTTATTTGACTTGGTTGATTCCCAACGTTTTTGTAGATTTGGATGACCTTCCACACTAAAAAATTCGCGTGCTTTATTTTTGCTCTTGTCCACGATGTTGTAATACACAACATATTTCTTCAACATACCTTGAGTGATACCATCCGGTAACGGTCGGGCCTTAGTTTGTCTAGCCCGTTTGGTTTTGGGTGCAATACCTTTGGAATTTTGTTCCTGTTCTTCACGTGTGGCTATACGTAAATTTTCCATCATATTATTCAACGGGTCTCTGTCAATGTGGTCCACGCTCACGTTGGAAGTTCCACGGCCATTACCAAAGCAACCCGTAATTACCTGATGAATGTAGAGTCTTTGACTTGAATTTATATAACCATTTGTATGTTTAAACCAGGTAATTTTTACACTATTTTCTTTCTCATAATCCAATATTTTTTCATACGATTGCCTACATAGTTTAATTAGAGTAGCCGTTTCACAAAACATGAACAACAATTCTTTACCATTTTCTTCCACAACCCATATAGGATTTTTCATGATATTAGCACTTTTTCCTCGTGTTTGATAATGTCCTTCAATAAACTGTTTGACTGTATATCTATTACTCACTTCGTCATGGTATGGATGATTAATTGTAATATTATGCTTTCGTAAATCATATACATCATTGTTTTTGAAAACATAACATGCATTGTTTTCTGTGAAATTATATAAAAACTCCAATATGCTCACACGCCTATTATTTGTTGTTGTAAAACATGGATAAGTATCACCCTCACGTAAAGTAAAATTTCTTGAAAAATTCAATATCTTATACATGTTATCAATATCTAACAAATACGTATGAGTATCATTAAATTGAACTTCTTCACAGTTCAATGCGTCATTATGATGATAAGTTATAGAAGCAGACATGTTATCCGTACTATAAAAATTTATAGTATGAATCCTTTATATTACTTTTTAATCAATATGCATTGAATATTGATTTGTTTAGTTGCTGTACGCCACTCCAGCCTGTTGAGTGGTTACATCTATTTTTTGGTCTGCAAATATGCAGTCAAACCCTTAATAAAATTACTATTAAGAATAGATGTAAAACCCCTAAGTTTCCCTAGGGGACGGACTGTATCTTAACCCGGTTCAGGTTGCTTAGACCTTCACTACCGAGCGATTACCGTTCAGTCTCTGACGGCCAACCATAGACTAGCATGTTACTAGCGTCTTTAGGTTGTAACCATGCGGATTGCCCAATCCTCAACATTATTACGATACCGGAGTTCTGTTCTCCGCCATGTGAAGGTTTCCCAATCACACTTCGTAGTTGAGGCTCTAAGGGGTTCCCCGAACAACAAGTAATCTTGCAAGGTCTTGCGACCTCACTAACAACAAGCGACCATATTAACAGGGGCTCTACCGAAGTTTCCGCAAACAGGGCCTGTTTGATTGCGGCGGGTTGTTTTTGGGCACAGCTGTTTGTTTCTGTTTATGCCAGACATAACACGCAGGACGTTGTAGTTCACCGCGTACACACGCACCTTGGCCGTGGCAGTGCCCGCCACGGTGCCCGAGGAGAGCACCAGCTGGAGAACGGCGTTGTCAATGCGCGAGAAGTTGCACGATCCGCTGGGTTGGTGCTCCTCCGGGCGCAGGGCAAAGGAGTACACGTTGATGCCCGTGTCCGGGGCGCGGGTGTGGTGCTGGTAGGGCTGGACCACGTCAAAGTACGAGCCCTCACGCTCCGAGAAGCGGTCCTGGCCGTTGAGCTGCAGCTTGGCCGTGACGACCGGGTTCTCACCCCAGCAGTGCATGTCCAAGGCGGTCTCCGCGAGCACAAAGGTGCCGGCGTCGGACACGTAGGAGCCCTCCGCCGCGCCCACCTGGGAAGTGAACGGCAGGTCCGCCGAGCTGGACGTCTGCCAGGTCTGGGAGCTGGAGATGACAGGTGAGTCCGTCGCACCCGCCATCTCAAACACACCCGAGGACACAATGAAGTTACCCGAGGACGTCTCCGCCGGGCCACCAAACGCGTGGATGGCGTTGGGCAGGGCGTCAATGGCGTCCGTGTAGTTGAACGGCTGCGCACCCAGGGTCTTGAACAGGACCTGGGTGTTGTCCAGGGACGAGCAGTAGTCCACGTTGGCGTCCGGCTGGACAACCCAGATGAGCTCCTTGCAAGGGTGGTTGAAGTTGAGCTTGATCTTGTTCGAGGAGGAACCGACCGACTCGTCACCCGTGAACTGCACCTGCTCAATCAGGTACTCGTGCGGGTTCTGGGCCATCTTGCGGCGCTCATCCGTGTCCAAGAACACATAGTCCACGTAGAGGGACGCCGCCACCAACGATTGCTGGTAAGGCACGGTGGCGGACACGGTGCCCGAGCCGTACTTGGACGTCAGGGTCTTGACGGCCCACAGGCACTCGCCAATCGGGCGGATGTCCAGGTTGATCTTGACCTCGTGGTACTGTACGAACCACATATACCCTCCCTTTCGGGATATTTATTGGCATTTTCATAGTTGATCAACCAGTATAACTCTATGAAAACTTTTGCCAGGGGCTAGACTATATCTTAAGCCATCATTGTGCATGATTAGTGCACTCAGACCCACCACCATTTAGTCGTTGAACCTTCTCCATATCCTTATCATATCGGACGTAGGAGCTTGGCTGCGGATTGCCGATTTCAGATGTTTGCACATCTTCATGCGGGGGATTTTTACCATACCTGAGTTCCATTCTCAGCCACTGTAAACTTTCATTTACAGCTTGGTACCCCAGAAATTGTCTGTATTTGTTATTGAACCGGACTATATTCACAATGTTATTAAAGTAATAATGGAGTTGTAATTTGTCACCTTTTGATTGATTTTCAAACGCGGTGAGTGGTTGTAAGTTTGTCCAATGAAAACAAAACTTATTCGTATCGTGATTATCTTTAAAAGCATTTATCGGTAAAATATGGTCAATATGCCAATACGACCCCCAATTTTCCCAGGTCATATTTTCATCAAAGCGAAATTCTATCCATTGTTTGAAGAACTCCAAATCACAACCGAGATAGCTAAGGGAACTGTGTTGTTTCCCTTTTTTTAATGCCTCCCAAAGTTTTGAGCGGATAGTAACTCTCAATCTGTAATTGATATCGTTACTGTATTTGTTTTTCATGTCCGCTTTTCTCTTAGGCAAGTACTCTCGCTGTTTTTGTTTGATATGTTCTTTTACATCTGGACGATTACGGTACTCTTTTCGCTGTATATTGATCACATCCTTATTGGCTAATCGGTATTCACGATTTTGCACCAATAAGACGTCTTTGTGTTCCTGATAATATGCTTTTAATTTTTGATTAATCTTATCTTTGTTACATTCACGATAGTCTTTTCTGCAACTGCGACAATCATAACGCAAACCATCAGGTGATTTGGCAAGTTTTCCAAATTCACTCACCGATTGGACGTGTTTGCATTTACAACATGTTTTCTCCATACTACCATTAATTGCGCTATTTTTAAACCGGTTTTCATAATACTCACAATTTCTTTTATACGCCTTTACGGGTTTCCCGCAGTTTGGTCGTGTTGCCAGTAGTCTTACTGCATCCTTAGCAGCAAGCACCGACTAGCATCTGGGTATGAGGAAAAGCTTCCTCCCGAGACCACAACAAATTTTTACTAAAGCAGGGCTCGGATGCTTTAGTTTGGATGCTTTTCTGCCCTACAGATTTTAAGGCGATGAGCGGGAGCGAGAGACCCGGGTTGCGGTTCCACCAGAACATGAGAGGGATGTACAGGGTGGTCTCCGGGAGCGCGTTGCGCGGGGAGCACACCTGGGAAGGTCCGCCCGTGGCCGAGCAAGGGCCCGAGATGGCCGCGAACGTGGGGTCCGTGATGTAGGTCAACTGGGTCGTGTTGCCAATCATCTTGAAGTAGCCACGCTGTTGCTCCGCCGTCATGGTGAGCTGGTTCCAGATGTGCATCCAGTCACCGTATTGGCGGTCAATGCGCTGGCCACCAATCTCCACCTCCACCTGAGCGATGAGCTGCTCACCAATGAAGTCCAGCCAGCGGGCATAGACACCGTCCGAGCTCGTGGCCGGCGCCATGGTCTGGTTGATCTCCGGGAGAGTCACCTGCAGGTAGGTGCGGTAAGCCAGGTCACCGTTGCGGGAGATCGTGCAGGTCACACGGCGGCCAAAGTCGGCCTGGCCGGAGAAGGTCTGCTCGATGGACTCCATCGCGAAGTTCGTGTGGCGTCTGTACGACACCTTCCAGAAAGTAATCTCGGGGGTTCCAGTGAGGAAGACGTCTTGTGCTCCATATGCCACCAATTGGAGAAGACCACCAGCCATTTTTTGGGTATTGTATATAGTGTTATAAAAGAAAAAAATCTGAGAAGAATGGGGGATTTACAAAGTTTTTGTTCCGCCTCTGTAAAATTGATTTTATACACATACACGCCACATGTCTAATTATACCAGGGGGTGGAGTGAGGTATTATGCCTAAACGATATCGTAAATTGTGCGCGTGCAATACTTCCATTCCGTCCTTTTCCAATCCCGGTGAAACTACACCTACCCATTGTTCTCTATGTAAATCCGACTCCATGATAAGCTTGCATAAAAAATGTGCATGTGGTCTCCATCAACCGTTGTTCAATTATCCCGGCGTTAAACCAGCTAAATATTGCAATTCCTGTAAGCCCGAGGGGACAGTAAATATTGTGAATCCACGCTGCCGATGTTCCAAAGCACATCCATTGTATAATTTTCCCTCCGAAACCAAACCTATATGTTGTAATCTATGCAAAGAACCAGGGATGACCAATATCAAAGAACTACGAAAATGCTTCTGTGGAACGAAACGACCCACCTTTCATTACCCCACCGAGACTCAACCCGCCTATTGCGCAGACTGTCGGTTAGAAAACATGGTGGATATTGTCAATAAGCGATGCTTCTGTCAAAAATCTATACCCTGTTTCAACGAACCAGGTATGAAAGAAGCTAAATATTGTTCGTCATGCCGAACCCCCACCATGGTCAATGTCCGCGATAAGTTATGTCGCTGTGGGAAAGCTATACCCAATTATAATGAACCGGGTTTAAAAGAACGCATATGTTGTTTATCCTGTAAAACCCCCACGATGGTCAATGTCAAAGACCGACTTTGCCAATGCGGTAAAGCCCGTCCCAATTATAATGAACCCGGGGAATTGCGTGCTATATGCTGCGTGGCATGTAAAACCGAAACGATGGTGGATGTGAAGCATAAACGCTGTCGCTGTGACCGGGTCATTCCCACCTACAATGAACCCGGAGAAACGGATCCTATATGTTGTATTCGGTGCAAAACCCACACCATGATCAATGTCGTGAACCGCCGTTGCCAATGTGGCAAAGCCATTCCGGGATTCAACGAACCGGGTGAAACCATTCCCATTTGCTGTGTTTCGTGCAAGACGGATACCATGATAGATGTCAAAAGCCGAAAATGCCCTGGGAACCCCGAGACAGGATGCCCTTATCAGCGCGTCGGCAACATCAAATACAAAAACTATTGCACCGAATGCTATCGCCGCGAATTTCCGTTGGACCCTCTCACCTTTCAAATACGGTCCAAGACCAAGGAAATTGCCGTGCGGGATTTCATCAATGCGCACTACGAAGGGTTCCATCACGATCGTCCTATACAAACCCATCACTGCGATTGCACCATCCGTCGGCGCATTGACCACTACCAACTCCTCGGCAACACCCTCTTGGCCGTGGAAACCGATGAAAACCAACACAAATCTTACGATGCGATGAACGAAGAAACCCGGTACGATGACCTCTACATGGCCCACTCGGGTAAATGGGTATATATCCGGTTCAATCCGGACAAATACCAAGCATCCAACGGAAAAACGAAAAATCCCGAAATCGCGACCCGACTCGCCGTACTTAAACGCGAAATAGACCGACAAATCGCCCGTATCCAGCGCGATGAAAACACCGAACTCGTGGAACGCGTCTACCTCTACTACGACGGGTACACATGAAGTATCTACTGCCCCCATTTTTCCTGGCTTTTCGTGTACGTACTCATGGCAACCATGAGAGCCGGCGCACGTACCCCTTGTTCGCGGTATATATTGAGGGCCAGTTGCAACTTGTTGCCGTATTCCTCGGTAAACTTGGCTGCGTTGTCTGTCCCGTCAAATCCTAGCGCCTTTTGAACGTACAATTGGTCACTTAAACCATTGCGCTGAGCATGACTGTTGAACATCTGTGCATCCGACTCTGAAAACCCCAACTGGGCCGACAACTGTGCCACCACTTGGTCAGATGGACCCGCCGCCAGAGGAGCCGGAGCAACCGGTTTGGATGACGGGGAAAACATGTCGCCTATTTTCGCCCACAACCCTTTTTGGGCGGGAACCGGCTCCTCTTTAAAAAACCGCCACGATTGCTGACCCTCGCCGTTACCACCCCGCGTGCGGCGAGACGTTTTGCGAGCCCGCTTTGCGCGCCGGTCCTTCTTGGTACGCGCCAGTTGCCGTTGCTTCCCCATTATACTATAGGGCGAAAAAGGGTGTAAAAGATGCCCAGAATACCCCTCTATAACTGAATCATGAAAAAGGCCCCGGGAAAGGACATAACCCGGGCCTCTATTGCCACTGCATGCAAACCCACCACATCCGACAACAAAAAAGCCGCCTTTTCCAGCAAGACCATTGACGAGAAACATACTGAGATGCTCCAGTATTTTGATACCTTGGAACATGAAACCATCCCCCAACTCAAAGAAGAAATCCAAGGTTGGAAGTCTGCGGCTAAACGTCACGCGTCGGCTAAACGACTGGAAGAATACCTGGACGCACTGGACAAGATTGAACAGACCAAGAAAACCATCAAGGAACTGCAATCCAAGCGTAAAGAGTACCTCTTGCAAAACTCCAAGTATATTTTTCAGTACTTTGAGCAGAAAAAGGACATTTCCGAAGGCGGGGGCACCCAGAACGTTAACCTCCTCAACCAGTTTTTCAAGGTCAAAGGAACCACCCCCGAGTCATCCAATATGCTGAGCAATCGCTACCAAACCTCACGCAACGCCTACCAAAATTACTGGAAAAACGTCAACAATGAGATCATCAACATCCAGGATTTTGTCTTTCCGTCGGATATTTGTGAAAAATGCCACCGTGGTGAACTCATTCCCCAAGACGAAGAAGGCATTTTGATTTGTAATAACACGCAATGCGGCGCCTTCATCACCCATATTGTAGACAACGCCAAGCCGGCCAATAAAGAGCCCCCCAACGAAGTATCCTACACCGCGTACATTCGTCTCAACCATTTCAAGGAGATTCTCTCACAGTTCCAAGCCAAGGAGACCACGCAAATTCCCGAAGAAGTCATTGAAGCCATCCGGGCCCGCATCAAAAAGGAACGCATCACCGACACCAGTCAACTTACTTATGACAAGATGCGTGATATCCTGCGCAAACTGGGTCTGAACAAGTACTTTGAACACATCCAATACATCAATTCATTGTTTGGGATCAAACCCCCCATCATGAACGAAGAACTTCACGAGACGCTGTGTGTCCTCTTCATTGAGATCCAGAAACCGTGGGCGCTGCATTGCCCAGCCAACCGTACCAATTTTTTCAATTATACCTACACCCTCTACCAGTTGTGCGTGCTGTTGGACCAAACCCAGTATTTGCCCTATATCATCCTCATGAAGGATGTGGACAAGCAACGCGAACAGGACCAAATTTGGAAAAAGGTCTGTCACGATCTGGACTGGGAATTCATACCAAGCATCTAGAGTCCATTTGAAAAATTGAAAATCTCATTTTTACTCATGTCAATACAGTTACACCCCAAACCATGCAACAAACCGAGACAGAAGCGACTGCACGTACCTCTATATTTTCCAAAGGTACGGAACCTCTCAAAGATTGGCTGTGTCCGATTACCCTCTTACTCATGTCCAACCCCGTGGTCGCCGCCGACGGATACACCTACGAAAAGAGTGCGATTGAAGGGTGGTTCCAGAAACACTCTACCAGTCCCCTGGACCGTTCCGCGATTACTGTGAAAACCCTCTACAAGAATACCGCCCTCGCCCTGGCCATCCAGGAGTGGAAACGCCACAATCCCGAGGTGGTTAGAAAAGACCAGGAAGAGGACCGGCGACTGGAACTTGCGGCACTGCGTGCCAAACCGAAACCGGTCGTCCAACCCCCACCACAACTCGTTGTATCGTACCAGCCACGTCCTTATATTAGCCAGGTCGCCACATTAACGATTCCGGGGTGGCAGGTTGTTCGTAACATGCTGAGTCGCGACCATACTCCTCAATCCTCACCTCGTTCTACCATGTCAGCGTCTAGAGCCGTAGTACCCATGTAAGTTCATACATACATTTCATTCTCCGCCTCTGCCCTCTCCTTTTTCTTTTTCTTTGCCGCGACCTCTGACCCGGAAATTCATACCAAGGATATATTATAGCAAGTTCCTGGATGTGGAACCAACTTGAACAGATCCTATACACTCTCATTGCCACCTTCTTTTTTTTCATCACGACACCGGGGATCCTCATCACCATTCCGGAAAAGGGCTCGGTAGTGAAATACGCGTTAATTCACGGAGTGGTTTATTTTATCGCGGTATACTTCACCATTCGTGCGACCGACTACACTTTAGGCTATTTGAAATTGCGATAAAATATCCAGGTCATATATACCATGAACGAGTGGACCAAGTTTGTCACTCAATATTATCGCGAACAAAAGCAGGCCAACAAAAATTACCAATTCAAAGATGCCATGAAGGACGCCAAGAAAGTGTACAAGCGCGGTACCAAGAAGAGCACGGGGGGCGCGATGGCGCCTTTGGTGCCTGCCGAGGTCGCCTCGGATGGTGCGGCAGTGGCTCCGGCCGACATGCCTGTTCCGGCCGGCGCTACCGATCTCACGGGTTCTACGGGAAAGACGCTGGGTGGAGAGAAAAAGAAGCGGACGGCGTCCAAGAACGGTAGCCGCAAAACGCGCCGAGCGAAAAAATAAGTGCGTATTCTATAATGTCCAGTCGTACTTCTCGGAAAGTGGCATCTACCTTACGCCGAAAGATGCGGCACCAAAAACGCAAGCAAAATCAAAGACTCACGGTCAAACGCCGAGGAGGTGCCGGACAAATATCTTACTTGATGTGCAACGCTCCCGTCTGTGCTCCCATATTTACCCGATAAACGCGCAACATCTGCATAATAACATAAACATTACTTGTTATTATGATGCAACTCATGTCTGCTAAAGAAGATTCCATCATCATAGACTATTTTAAATTGACGCAGCAGTACCAGAAGCAATATGGTAAGTTTACCGTGGTACTTTTACAGGTCGGGGCGTTTTTTGAAGTATACAGTATCCGCAACCCATTCACCGGTTCCTACGAAATCACCCCCATCCAAGCTTTCGCTGAACATTGCGACCTGAACATTGCCGAAAAGAAAATACTGCTAGGTCAATGTACCGAGGCAACATGTACACAACCATTCCCAATTCTAGACAATAGTCCGGCTGCGGCCAAAGCACTCACTCAGTGGGTCAAGAGCATGCCGCCATGCCCTGTGGTGATGGCAGGAGTACGTGATCATCAGTTGGACCGGTACATACAAAAAATGGTAGAAGCGGGGTTTACTGTCGTCATTTACACCCAAGAAAAAAACGGAAAGGACGTGGTGCGAGGGCTGGACACGGTGTATTCACCCGGCACATTTCTATCTCAAGAGGTGGATACCCGCGACCGCATTTCCAATCATATCACTTGCATATGGCTCTCCAAGATGGGGGTCAATACCGCATTGCGCAAACATGCCACTGACACGGCCACCCGAGATGTCCTGGTATGTGGCATGGCTTCCATGAATGTATTTACCGGCGAATCCCATTTATTTGAGTACCAAACCCCGTTGTTGATGAACCCGACCACCGTGGACGAACTGGACCGACATGTGTCCACGGTGAACCCGAGTGAAGTGGTGGTGGTATCGGAATGGCCAGACGATATGACACGGACGTTGATCAAATACTTGTCTTTGTCAGGTCAAGTGGCGATGCATTACGTAGAAGTGAATGAAGATACGGCGGCGACAAATTGTACCAAGCAGACTTATTTGAGTCAACAATTGGGGGCGTTGTTTGCAGAGGACACCTTCATGACCTGTGGCGAGTTTCAAACCCATATTGTGGCGACCCAGGCTTGGGCCTATTTACTGCATTTTGTGGAAAATCACAATACGGACTTGGTACGCAAATTACAGTTTCCCACCTTTACCAATGCGTCGCAGCGACTGGTCTTGGCGAACCATACCCTTCAACAGTTGAATATGGTGGCCGACGGAAATCACAGTGACAGACGGACGCGTCTCGGTTCAGTGACTGCACTATTGAATCAATGTCAGACCCCGATGGGTCGCCGCCGACTGGAATATCAACTATTGCATCCAGGCTTTGACGAAGTGCGATTGGTCCGCGATTATGACGCCATTGAACAGGTCTTGACGACATTGACTCCTACATCGGTGGCGGATATTCGCCGTCAGATGCGGGACATGCGCGACCTAGAGAAAATCGCCCGGCAAATGGTGTCGCGACGTCTGTCACCGGTGGGTATAGCTCACCTCTACCGAACTCTGATGATTTGGAAAACCATGTATAACGAATATATTGAGGCCGACCCTGGATTCTCCACGTATATCTCGGACCTAGGCACACAGGGCCCTATTATGGTGAAACTCGGTGACTGCATGAATGAATTAATGTCCATGTTTGATCTGGAAGCATGTGGGTCAAATCACCCCCTGTTTTTGCGGGCGGAACGGTTCAGCGATGTAGCATCCTGTCTGGCACGTCAAACTCATGCACTAGCTCAATTGGAAACCATTCAACGGCAATTGAATGAAGCCATCTCGCAAGCAGGAGGTGGAACTTCCGAAGGAGTGCGTTTGCATAAGACGGACAAGGGTGGCATATCGTTGCAAGTCACCAAAAAACGCGGAGCGTTGCTCAAAGAACTGATATCGCGCAACAGCGGCAAAGTGGCACTGAATTTAGGGAGTGGTGAATACCCGTGCGTACCGTGGAGTATTATTCAAGTGAACAAAGCCTCGGCAAGCTATGACGAAATCGCATTTCCGCAGCTCAAGCAAATCTCTCATGATTTGTTTCAGATTGAAGACGACCTGCACCGTTTGATGACGACTACCTACCAGTACGTGTTGCAGATATTGACGGATAAATGGTACCCAGTGTTGGAAACCGTGGCCAAGGAAATAGCCATATGGGACGTCTTGGTGACCAAATCTCACATAGCGCGAGAATACCGGTATTGCAAACCGCAATTGGTGCCGAGCTCGGAGAATCCTATACCTTCCTTTGTGGAGGCGAGAGGTTTGCGGCACGCATTGATTGAACAGTTGCAAACCAGCGAGATTTATGTCACCAACGACGTATTCATGGGAGGCGCCGAGACGCCCTCCGGGATACTCTTGTACGGGACGAATGCGGTGGGCAAGACCAGTTTGATTCGTGCCTTAGGTATTGCGGTCATTTTGGCCCAAGCGGGGTGTTACGTGCCTTGCACACATTTTCGTTTTCATCCGTACCGGGCCATCTATTCGCGTATCTTGGGTAATGACAATCTATTCAAGGGACTTTCCACGTTTGCGGTGGAAATGTCGGAACTGCGGATGATTCTAAAAATGGCCGACCAACATACCTTGGTCTTGGGCGACGAATTGTGCTCAGGTACCGAAATAGATTCGGCATTGTCCATCTTCATGGCGGGTCTGATGCACCTGCACGAACGTCGGGCATCTTTTATATTTGCCACGCATTTTCACGAAATATTAAAGTTCCAAGAAATGCAGGGCATGACGACGGGAATAGCGGTGAAACATATGAGCGTGCTCTACGATGCCCAAAACGATTGCCTAGTGTATGATCGCGTTCTGAAAGATGGACCCGGCAATGGTACCTACGGTATTGAAGTCGCCAAATCCATGCATATGGACCCCATTTTCTTGGAGAGGGCCTACGCCATACGGCACCGGTATTTTTCCCCCGTACAAACCGACGTATTGGAACAAAAACCGTCTCATTATAACACCAAAAAACTGCTGGGTATATGTGAAATCTGTCGGAAAACTGCGGCCGAAGAAATGCATCATTTGCAATATCAACGCGACGCCGACTGCGACGGATACATTGGACACTTTCACAAAAACCATCCGGCGAACCTCATGTCCTTGTGCAAAACGTGCCATGACGAATGGCATCAGACTAGGGACGGAAAAAAAACGGCACCAGGAACGACAGAACCCGCCAAAATGGTTCGAAAGAAGACGACCAAGGGCTACCGGGTAAGTGAAGACAAGCAACCGTCCATCTAATACACATAGTCCATTGGGTAATACACAACCATGGCCGAGCTATCAATGATGGTATTGAGACCCTGGGCTTGTACTGAAAAGGAATTAGGAGGGCGGTCATAGATTTGCGGGGTCTCAAAGGTATAGTACATCACCATATCAGTATTATCTATGGTATTGAAATTATTCACTAAAGCATTGACAGTGCCGGGTATAATAAAATTCTTACCAATTAAGCCACCGAACAAGGGTTGAATGACGTAGACGTAAGATATGTTGGTGGTAACGGTCGCGTCGGTGAAAGTCATCCCCAATAAAAATGGCGACACCTGAAACGTGGTGACCAAACTATTGGTTTTATCATAGCGTATCACGTTGATGCTGGTAAATACCCCGGTAATATTTTTGATTTGTATAGAACTCTGTGTAGTTAACCCATACGATGCCGTGAGTATGATTGGATTGATCTGAGTACGCAATGAAAAGGGCGCAAATGTCCCAAATGTGTTGAAAAATGGCATGGCTAATATAAGCCCATATTATCGTGGTGATACGGTGGCGTTGAAGAGACGTAGTAGAAAAATTGATTTAGACCGTATTTTATGATCCTATAGTATCCTTGGACTGGAACCGTTTTATCACGATGAGTATGATTCCGGTCAAATGTTTCACATGCGGTAACGTCATTGCCAACAAATACCAGTACTATATCCGGGAGGTAGAGAAGACCAAGCGTGACCAGGCGAGTGGCCTGTCGGATCAGGACTATTCTGATCTCTTTCGCATTGTGTATCTAACTAAAGACAATGCCAAAAAAACCCCCGAGGCCTTGGTATTAGACAAGATCGGCATTAAAAACGTCTGTTGCCGCCGTCATATGTTGACCCATGTGGAGATAGAATAATCGCCCTATATTGCATATAAGGTTGGGTAGTTGTCTGCGTTTACCATGCCGCCTATGAAAAAACATAACAAGAGAACGTCAGGAGGCTCATGTGGGTGCGCGTTGAAAACCAAACTATGGGGGGGTAGCCTTCGCAAACAAGACAAGCGCCAAACGCGTCGCCGCCATCGTTCATTAAGGATTCAAATTGCCGGCAACTCGCATCCGGTGATTCCTCAGAATTCTTTTTTACACGACCCTCGGGCAATGACGACGTCGGAACGGTTGTCGGTACCGGTGACATCGCATGGTGGAAAAACTCAGAAGCGTAAATACAAACGTAATTACAAAAGCCGCGGCGGTGGATTTGTAGACTATCTATGGGATCCCCTTTTAGGCAAACCGGACGCTTTAACGGGTTTTGGTTCGTCAGCGGGAGTTTCTGATTCACTTAAATTACTCAATGGTTCATCAATGGGGAGAGCTGATGGTCCGTTGGGAGTGTCACCCAAAGTGTAACCAACCAAATATTGGTCAAATATATAGTCATCATGAAGATGAGCAAATTGACCCTGGGTGGGTACACTCTGTGTGCACCCACCTATGTATATTTGGTATTGTCATTGGTGTCGTTTATCATGATAATCGCGTCCAACATAGATGTGTCCATGATACTGCTCTTCATAGTCAAGGTGCTCATCTGGGTGTTCTTGTTGAACCTCATGTGTGCCAACGGATTGGTGGGTCTGGCGTGGTTCTTTGTGCTCTTGCCGTTCATCCTTGTGTTTATAGGGATCATCTACTCCACAGCAGTGTATGACAATGACCAGGCGCGAAACCGTCGTATGAAGAGAGAGAAGGAAGAGGACCAAACGGCTTAAACAAATTTGTATGATACAGTACACAAAAACACTGTACCATGCCCTTATTCAATGCCAAGGTGCTGAATACTCAGAACGATTTGCTGATGCAAAACTTGACCGAATTTTACAAAAACCCGGACCACATGCAACAATTCCTGTCCGTCGTACAGACCGACCCCCGAGGCAGTGATCATGCCACCCCGGTCTCCTTACGCATCATTGACTGGTTCGTCACTAACTACGCCAAAAAATACTATACGGTGTATGAAATCGTTCCAGAGGTGGACCCGGAACGCGACACCATGCAATTCGTCAGCCCGGAACTCCGTGACCCGATTCGCTTCAAAGTGTACAACGACTATAAATTGAAACTCAAAGCCTATTCTAAACGGCGTTTTGACCCGTTTTGTCGTTGGGAACGTATTCAAATTCCGTATGATGAGTCTGAGAACGGGGCCGAAGCACGGTACATTGAAACGACCATAGGACAACTCAATTTTTTCAAATGGGCCATTGAAAACCATATCTTGGGCTATATCCAACGTCACTACCATGTCATTGAACACGACATGAATACCCGAAACACGACTTCTAAACGGCGTAACGGTACGGAGACATCCACCGATTCTACCGACAGTTCTTTATCCGTATCTTCACATACCGGGGATGACACGATACCACCGTGTCATGGTCACTCAGTTACCGAAAAACGCCACGTAAGTGACAATAGCCCGGTAGAATGCACGAAAACACGTAAAAAACGTGAAGAATTATCTATTTCTGCCTGTAAATGTATAAGAAAAGAGACGGTCAAAATATTAGTAAAATTTTCATAAAATGGCTTTGTTACGCGATGTCAAACAAACCACACTGATATTCTCAAGATGGACCATCCAAATTGTGAACAGCATGATGTTTCATTTCTTGGTGGGCCTGTTCTTTATCATCAGTATTGCATGTTTAGCGTATTTAAAGCCGACCGAACTATTTTCCAACCATACCAAAAAAGACCGAGAACATGCATTTGGAGAAGATGGTGAAATACTGGGTTTGGACTTGGTGGACCATGAAGATACGTTTGATTATGAGCCGGTGGAACTGGAGACCCAAATACCTGGAGCGGAAATTGGCTTATAATCCCTAGGTAAAGTATATGAGTGATGGTAAGTAAAAAGAAGACCCCCGGCCCTTTAGATTGGCTTTACCAAGCATATCTCCAATACATTCACCATCATGTCCAGTTTCTGAATTCGTCCAAGATATTTGCTGGACTAGTGGTCATCACGTTGAATATTTCCAGTAAATTTGTTTCCATCAAACTGAGTAAATCCATGGAGAGCTACTTGAAACATACGTTTAGCCGTGATATCTTGATTTTTTGTATCGTTTGGATGGGTAGCCGCGACATATACATCGCTTTGGCGGTGACAGTGGTATTTATAATATGCATGGACTACTTGTTCAACGAAAACTCCGTGCTATGTATTTTGCCCGAAAGTTTCACCAACCATCACATTGACCTCTTGGAAAATCAGCCTCCATCCCCGGACGAAATACAATATGCGAAACAGGTGTTGCAACGGGCCGGGGCGGAAACGAAAAAAAAAGGAGAATTGGATGAAACCAATGACTCCTCAACCAACCTAGGTTCGGTGGCAGCAGATTCTGCTGCTGCCTCTCTTATCATGAAGTGGTAATTTTAACGCTTTTTTGTGACTGTCTTGGTCTTGAACACCGGCTTACCTTGCTTGAACACTCCCACCTCCTCGCCTAAATCTCCGTCGTCAGTCACCGCGTAAATAGTGCCATTTTGTTCATCATTGGTGCAATATGTGGTACCATTGATGGTGACCTCTACATATTCCTCTTCTACCTCCACCTCTTCCGTCTCTTCCTCTTCCTCTTCCACCTCTTCCGTCTCTTCCGTCTCTTCCACCTCTTCCGTCTCTTCCACCTCTTCCGTCTCTTCCACCTCCTCTTCCTGGCGCTCCTCTTCCTGGCGGCTCAAACCTTTTTGCAATTCCGCCATCTCATCCACCTCCTCAACCTCTTCCGTCACGTCCACCTCTTCTTCTTCCTCGTCCACCTCTTCTTCCTCTTCCACTTTTTCCACCTCTTTTTCTTGCTTAATCAAAACATTCGTAACAGGTGACGGGTCTCCCGAAGGCTCGTCTCCGGAAGGCTCATCCGCAGTAAGATCATATACCTTCGTTTGACCTTGTCCCGATGCGGACGCCAAGGATTCCACTTTCACCACCACTACCTCGTCGTCCGGGTCTTCCAATTTGCGTGATTTCAATAAGCGCTGCAACAACTTGATTTGTTGTTTCAGTTCGCGATTTTTACGTTTCAGATTTTGAATTACCGGAAGGTTCATAATGCCACGGTAATTCTCCTTGTACTCGTCGTGTTTCTCCAAAGCCACATGAATATTGCGAATGCACACCGTCACCTCCTCCTTCATCATCGTCTTCTTGGCGTTCATTCTGGACATGACTGTTACCAACTAAGGTGTCTTGTTACCATCTTTTTATGTAGATGACAACAAAATCAATTTTTGTCTTTTTCAGGTACGAAATTAGAGGCCTCTCAATTGCGTCTTGGTACTGTTGTTGAATATCTCGGTGCCAATTTTGTCGGCATACGGCGCAGGAGCAGTGACATACGTCGGAGTATCAAATAAGGAGGGAAAGGGTTGGGGGAAAGGGTTGGATGTGGTGGGTACAGCGACCTTGTATAAATCGGACGTGGATGCCGGAACATACAACGCTTGGTCCGCTCCATGCTGTAATGCGAAAAACTGGTTACGCAGCCGTGATTCGTCTTCCACTTTGAATCCACTTGCTGGTCCCATCGCCGTGGCCGGGGAAAAATAAGATTGGGTGTCGTAGTTCAAATATTTCCCCTTAAATTCGGGGCGTTTATCCGCCAAAGGATAGAGGACGTCGCGGGTCGGTACACTGCGCAAATCCATGTTGGGACGCAAAGGTACATCCGCTAAATTGCGGGCATAAATATGACGATTGATAGCATCTAATCCCTCGTTCTGACCATAAAAGATACCCGGAACTGGCCCAAGTTGGGAGCTCGTACTCTGCAGTAAATGTAAATCCGTGGGAGTGCTCATATACATTCTGTGGAGGGTTTTTGTCACACGTACAAACTCTGGGTCGTACACACATGTTTCAGTATCAGTTCGTCCACCTGTTGAAGCTTATGTGCCAACCCAATTTTACCCTCAAACTCACATACCGACATCCATTCCTTGGCAATGGCCGATATTTTCAACATGGCCTTGATAAAATCTCCCAACGACAGCTGCTTTTCCTGAAGGATGACTTCCTGAATAAACTGTTTGCATGCCGACTCCTCGGTACATTGGGTCCATGCCACCATTTCGTCTAAAAGATCACATACCACGGTGTGTTGATAATCAATCCCCGTATTCAGGCCACGTTGACTTTCTTCGTCGTCATAAAACCGCAGGTATCGTTGGAGGTCCTGGTAACAGCGTTGCAGTAGTGGGTCCTCCGTGGTAGGCACATGTTTGACGAGGTCGGCCGGTACCCGAACATCGGTAAAGCACGACAAGTACGCCACCAATTGCACAGGGGTAAATGCTTCAAAGAATCCGTGATCAAACACCATATGTGTAAAGACCAAGGGATGGATTTCGGCCATCTGAGATGCAAAATGACCACGCTCTGTAAAATTAAATATGGGTTCTTCGTATTCGTGCTCAGGAACGTCGCAAAATTGACACGTCAAGAATCCCTGGGCCACCAAAATATCCAGGATGCCGCGAAACTGGACCGTGACGTTTTCTTCTAAATTGTACAATTGGTCCTGGAGACGGGCAATTTCGGTTCGCTGGTTCTGTACACCCTGATAAGCTTTCGCGTCAGCCTCACACGACGGATACATATCCTTCCATGTTTGTAGTTGCCGTTCTGCTTCCTTCCGACGTTTATTTACCAAGGATGGTAACTGCAGTTTGGCCTCTAAGTATTGAATGAGCACATCGGACGGTGTCCGCAAATGGGACACAGACGCTTCTTTACGTTTTAGTTCAGTGTTCAGACCTTCCAACATACGATGCAGTGCTTCTTCGCTTTGCAACAAGTCCCGTTTGAACAAGCTCTTATCCACAAACGCCCGGAAATCAGAGAGCCGTCGGTCACCATTCTTAATCAAATTGAGTACCGTGGCATAAGTAATATGAAATTTGGACTCCATGGGTTGTGGTTTACCACATAGTATGCTCTTATACTCGGTCATTGAGGGTAAAGAAAACAGATTGTTACAATGAACGACATGCCCCACCGTGTCTATATTGCGCCGTCCGGCGCGTCCGGCCATCTGAGTATACGCATGCGGCGCCAAATAATGTTCCAATTTACCGTCAAATTTCTGCACGGCCGTAAAGACCACTGTTTTAATCTCGCAATTGAGGCCAATGGAAAAACTGTCCGTAGCAAACAGCATCTTGATATGCCGCTGGGAGATCATAAACTCCACAATCTCTCGTAAAATGGGAATCATACCCGAATGATGGATACCAATACCTTTTTCTAAAAGCTGAATCAACTGCACATACTCCGGCAACTGCATATATTCTTGGTAATTCGGCAACTTGCGTCGCAACAACTGTTCGGCCTCGCGTTGAATGGTGTAAGGGACCTTGGAATCAAATTCCAACAGATTGGTCGTCATTTCCCGGGCAAATAGCTCCACGTTTTTACGCGAAAAGGTGAATACTAACGCCGGCAACATCTCTTTTTCTACCAAAAAACGTCCCAGGGTGTTGAGCACATGGGAACGCTTGAGATACACCTGATTGTTTTCTAATAGGGTCTGTACCTGCCGAATCCGGTGGTACCCCGCCTCTTGAAAATCCCCCCGCTCGGTTTTCAAAGGAATCAAGGAATTGGTATTGGACCGAATCATCGCCTGGGTCTCCTTGTCCCGGACCTTCTTGAATACCGACTCTATGGTCGTCATGAAACCGTAATGGGTCAACGGTACAATGCGTTTCATGGTGGACGACCACACCACTTCTTTGTAAGGCGCACCACCACGCTCGCAAAATTGAGCGAATTTTTCCGGTTGATCCAAAGTCGCCGACAACAGCACCATCTGAACATGAGGCGGCAACATCAGAATCGTATTCTCCCAGACATGACCACGGTCCTCGTCCAGAATGAAATGACACTCGTCCATCACCACACACGCCAATTCCGTCTGAATATCCATCTGGAATTGCAGCTGTTTAGGAGGTCGGTCACCGGAGGCGTCGTTCGACCGCAGCGAAAACAGATAGTTCATGAGAATCTCCGCCGTGGCAAAAATCACGTCGGCAGTCGGATTGAACTTGACATCGCCCGTGAAAATACCGAACCGAATGTCTGGATATTTCTGGGAAAAATCGTAAAATTTTTGGTTGGACAAGCTTTTAATGGGGCACGTATAGATGACCTTTTTGCCTTGTTGCACGAAATGCTGAATGGCAAAATCCGCCGACACCGTCTTCCCATTGCCCGTTGCAGCCGACACCAAGGTATGATGACCATCTACAATCGCCTGAACCGAATATTTCTGAAAATCGGACAACGGGTACGGGAACCGTTGAAAATGTTCTTGGTACGTCGCTTCACGTTCAACTGGGTAAGGGGAATCACAAATAACCACCATAGTATGCATCATAATATGGTGCGTTGTGTTTATGTCGGTTTACATGAAACAATAAAATTGAATGACGTGATTTTCACAGGTAGATCCTATAGCATGATTTGAAGATAGAATACAATGAACGTGTATGACAGCATCATGATGGAAGAACGGGATTCCGACGACAGTTCCGAGGATACAGATTCGTCCAGTGAATTGATATACACGGGTGAAGACGACGAAGACCTGGATGACGACATGATAGAAGACCGCATCTTCCATGCCGAACGCCGGTTCATGGACCAACGTCATATCAACGGGCACTACTATTTGGGAAATACCTTCCTACCACCCCTCGCGTACGCGCGTTGGCTGATGGACACTGCCCTCTCTCCCGCCGCGTTTTTCCGGTTTGCCTACCGCGATATCTTGAGTTACCTGGGACTCTATTCCATCCATTACCGTCGGAATATCACCCACGTAGAAGTGATGCAGTTGAACATTCGCGGTCCATATTACGAAGTCGTCTTGAAAACCCACTGGCTTCGTCTGGTCCAGCGGCACTGGAAACGTATTTATCAGGAACGTAAACGAGTCATTCAGACACGCAAAACGGTAGCCAACTACCGTCACCGGGAACTACGGGGGCGTCATCTTCCAGGTGCCAATTATTTACCCGGTTTACGCGGCATGATGCAGTGTTACGTCGGCGATGACCGCGGAAAATCAGTGAAAGGTCAATAAGTAGGTGAACTGATTGACATCAGCCAAAATCTCGTCACGAATGTTGAGGAGGTCCGAGTCTTGGACGGGATCCCATACCTTGTTCATGTCGCTGAGCCAGGATTTGAACTCGTCCATTTTTTTTCGCAAGTCCGTAGACCCGGTCAAGGAGGAGGTCACCGGGACCACCGCCTCGGGGATCCGCCCCCCTGCTTTACCCAACATCACCTCCACGAATTTGTCCACATGTTCATTGAGATGTGAGTAAAGTTCATCCGTGGCCTTGTGTTCAGGGTACAAATGTGTGTTCCAGTGGTACAGTTTCACCAGATTCAATATATGTAAAAAGGTTTCAGCAATGTGATGTTGAACCCGCGGCCGCGAAGCGGGAGGAAGGCGGCGGCGGGACGCTTTACGAGGACGGGCAGGACCACGTTTGGTTTTGTTCATGACGGATCCTATATATTTAGTCAATATGATTTTTGGGGGCGGGCGTGTGTGTGAAAAGATGATGAGTAGAAAATTGAACCCGACGATGGACCAAGACCAAGGTGATCCTATACATTCATTGGATGCATCATGACCTGTTTAACGCGTTATCTGTACGAATGGTCCCATGTCAACCGGTCGTTGATATGGGCGCTCTTGGACCGTCGGCGGGACGAAGCCCTGTTTTGGACCTACGAAGGGTACTTTAGCGGTTTCCAGGAGGAAACGTGGGCATTCTTGGAGGAAATTTACCGCGTATTTTACGCTAACGCGTCGCCCGAACTGTCCGAACCACTGGAGCTGCTGTATCTGGAACATCAGACGACGCCTAGTGACGACACGTTGGTTGGCACCTTTGTAGTGCACCTGTTGCACGCCAGGTACAGTTTAGGGGAGGGAGGGGAGGGGTCGGCAAAAAATATCCGTATAAATGTGCCGGAAGGTCGGTCGTGGGTGGACGAGGAAGAAGTGGACATTTACCGGACAACGGAACCGTCTCTTCCTCCCCGTAAATGGTTGACCCACATGTGTCGGTATTCCGTGCGCACAGTGATGCCCTGGTTGCCCGGGACGGTCCCCGTGGACAAATCGTCGCCATTGACATCATCTTCGCCTGTGAATTATTCCCTATACCGTCATTGGTTGTATCATGCATCAGGTTCTCCGGTATGGGCACAACGCATTTCGGAATACGGCGGCACCGTGGACGACGACGCCGAAACCGTGGTATTTGACGACGACGACGATTTAGAAGACTTTTACACGGCCTACGACTTGGACCCGGACGAACAACCTCTCTCTGTCCAGCTACGATTCATGCCACCCCTGGTATGCACGCCCATGTCTTGGGAAGACTTTGAAGGCACCTACGGTTCAGTCGCGGTAGCGGGGGTGAGGTCGGGTTCTGGAATCACCACAGAAGGCGGTGATTCAGGGGTCACCGAGGAGAGAGATTGATGGGTGTCCGAACCCTCTTTAGAATCGGTGGTTGCAGTGGTGACGGCAGACGTTTGCGCGTCCGCTGCCATCTTTTTCTTGGACGGAGCGGTCGTCGGGAACCAGATTTGGTGGATACGTTGCTGTTGCAACCATGTCCGACCCATTTCGCCTAAAAATGCCAAGCAGTTGGACCATGTGCGGTAATCGTATTCTACGAAGACGGTACGAGGCGATTGATAATATACACTGTAACCCCAGTAGGCGGGTATGTAGACCACATGACCGACGTCCACGTCAAATTCCACGAATTCCACCTTGGCATGGTCGCGCCGGTGATGCTCTTTCGGATCCCATACATTCATATTAGAACGGTACTCACCCACGTCATAATCACGTACTTCGTGCAAATACCGGGCGTTTTTTTTCCAGGGCGCCATCTTCACCGTGATTTTGCCCGTGGAAACGACCAAGAACTTGCGGGTATGTAAGTGATACCGGAACGGGGTATACGCGTCTTGGGCACCCATGGCCAAATCTAGACGAGAATACACGGTGAGTGGTGGGCGCAAATAGGCGTCCAATTCCCGCAATTTTTCCCGGAACTCGGGCGCCGCTGCTAATAGGGAAGCATTGCGTTCCGAATAATGGGGATGAGATGGGCGGTCGTTCGCGGTCGCGGTTGCGCCTAAAATTTCCCAGGCGACCGCATAAGGAACGGACACCCCGTACTTGACCGAAGTAGGATCAAACATTTCCAATGTCATAGGGTTCGGCCCCACTTCCGCCACCATATCGTCTAAATCTGGCGGCAAGGGGAGGCTGCCCGCCGCCGCAAATACGACCGGTTGCAGCAATTGACAGGATTCTTGTAAATTCGCATTGTCTATATAGTCCATCTCAAACACATCCGGTTCTTCGCTGCACTTGTACTGTTGAACCAAATGTATGTAGACAAACACGACCAAGAAAAAAAGGAGCCATTCCACCATCGGTATTCCGTGCTGCTGTATATGTCAAACCCGAGATTCCCCGGGGTCCACGGCGACGCATTTAGGCATCATTGTCGCCAATCTTGGGTGCTAAATAGTAACGGATCATGCCATCATCTTCCAATGGATAATCCAAACGCAGCGGAAATTCGCCGTGCAGTTTGATATACACGTTCTTGGCGATTTTGCTGTAGGAGCTCACATACGTCAAATGGGTAAGAGCGAAGGACAGCGACAAGTCACATGCTTCGTCAATGGCAAATTCGTCCAGGTCGTCCATTTTGATATTGACCGACATGCGTTCTTGGGTCTCCCGGGTCATGGCCGTCCAGGAATTGGTGGTTTCGTTGCAACGAATGTCCAAGCTTTCGCCGAAATTACGCAATTGTTGAATCATGCCGGAGAATACGACCGACGGCATGATCATGTCCACTTGATAATCCATATCTGGAATGTCCAACGTATCCTCTTCAATGTCCATCAGCGGCGCCGTAAATTGTTGTTCAAATGACCCGTTGGCCGCCTGGTTTGTCGTCATGACGATGGTCAGTGCGTCTGCATCCGCGTCGTACTGGATGCGGATGGTATGGTCTTTTTTGGCAGCAGAAAGGATCTTATACAGCATATGGGCATGGACACCCACCGTCACCGGATTGGCACATGTATACGCATTGAACCACGTACACGGCAACGTAACTTCCAAAATAGAAATGCGGGCACTGTCCATGGTCTGAATGAACATGCGCTCCGCAGTGAACTGAATGTTGATATTCTGAGTGATTTGTTTGATGCTATGAAACAGCGTCGTAAACGCCTCAATCTTGGCCGGAGCGGTCAAATGCAAGTCCATGGTGGCGGGTAACTGGGTGTGTATGTTGTGTTGGGGTATATACGAGGTATAAGAGCATAATGGAACCGAATCAATTTTCTGATTTGACGTGGGCATGCAATGTCTGGATTTTCGTGGCCGACTCTTCCTTGGAATAATGCACCATCTTCTCTTTGATACTGTCGTTCGTGAATCGTATCATGAAAGCCGAAATGAGATGAATCATATGCGGCGTATTGTAAATGTACATTTTATGCATTCGCTCCAGATAACGAATATCGGTCTTGGAACATTCCGCACAAAACATCTTAATCGCGTCCGTATAACGTTCCGCCGCCGACACGGAAAACGATAGCAAGTTGACATGCAAGTTGAACCCCCCGTAATGTTCAATGGTCGCGTGAATCACGCGAATCAATTCCCGGACAATAGGCGCGTAATTGGTCTGAGTGACATAAGACTTGATAATCGGATAGTCCACATAAATATCGTCTGTGCCGGGGATCACATACACGCTATTGGAAAAGAGCCGTGCCAACGGCACCTGTTCAGTGACAAAATGGGCGCATTCCATCTTTTGACCCTTGCGGAAAAAAATCGCCTGTGGATGCGATGCATAGAATTCCGACTGTATTTTGCTGATATCTTCAGTCAGGGTTCCTCGTGGTGTCCGCGACGACAGCGACCCTGTACAATTCTTCATGATGCCCCACGGTTGGATCTTTAGGAATATGTGGTTTCTTCTCTTTACGTGGGTATTTTTACACTATATGCATCCCAAAATCCGGGCGAAAATGCGCGACCAACGCCTTTCGGACGGTTTCCTCGCTGCAAGCCATCAATTCGGCAACCTCACGGTTACTGCGCAACCTATTGAAGTCGTAGTCGTATTTATAGACCGCACAGCGGCGCGTGAATGCATCACATGTTTCGTAGATATGCTCCCACAATTCCTCGGGTCTTCTGGGTGAGACGGGCCGTACTTGATCCCATACAAATGTTTCATGAGTGGCCCGCGCATGACGGGACTGCTTTCGTCGTAGCGCCTTTTTACTGACATTGGTAATCGGTGACATCTCGGTCGCCCCATAGTACAACTGTCCGCGTAAATGATGAACCGCGTAGAGATGAAAGATGGCAGTTTCTTTGGTAGGACGATAACTCCGTACCGCATTTAGCAAACCTTTACGTGCATAAAGGTCCATTTCTACCGACGGAATATGGCGGCAAATATAACGATGATTATGACGAAACTGTTGAGCGTAGTTCAGAGCCCATGGCTCATAATAGGAGAATAAAACGCGTTTTATCGTATTGATATGTTCATCGGGGAGACCCGGGGTCATGATCAAACGGTTGATACGCATCAATTGTGTGTTACTGAGTTTGGGGGTTGGGGTAGATCCTATACACTGTCTTGCGCACAGCAAGATGGAGAGCCGCAGCGCCTTCAACAAGGATAATGACCAGTTCATGACAATGAGATGGAGGTATGGTCATGGGTGTAAAAATAAATATCTAAATCAATTTTTACCCGGATAATCTATAGGAACAGAACAAACGTCTCGGGACGGTAGACATACTGGGATGTCTCAATACAAAATGTTCAAAAAAACTCCCAAGACGGTGGGAAAAAGATGGTCCGCCTTTCTGAAAAACGCGGCCAATAAAACTCGGCGACGAACGGATACCCCCAAACCCATTTATATGGGTAAACCGCCTCCCCACCGGACTTCTGCTGTCGTGGTCAAGCCGGCCATGGTTGCCGAACGCCAGACCCCCGATTCCTGGATCCCTCTGGAAGCCAAGACCGCCATTATTACTGAAGCGAATCGGCCTGAATCATCGGACATCGGGATCCCTAAACCCGGGCCGGCACAAAAAACGGGCGACCTACCTCCCGTTTCCCAATCGGAATGCACGCTCCGTGTCCAGACCGAAAAGAAATGTCAAGGCAAGGTTCTTCCCGGTAACACCGAAATCGCCGGGTTGCTGTTGAATTACCTCTACAATGATAAAAAGACGCTGAACCTCAATGCCGACCATGCCCCCTTCTTGGGTAAAAACATCACATGCGACAAATTGCAGAATATGATGACCGAGTTCTTGAATTACGCCGATTGCGCCGTCTTCAAACGGATACGCAAAATTACCTTGCTCAATCACGACATTGGTCCTCAACTGATGAATATTGTGCCGTTTATGTTTGACCAGTTGCCCAACCTCAAGGAAATCCACATTGGCGTCCACCCCTCCGTGACAGCGTCCCTCATTCAACAGTGGCAGGCTCAGTGGGCAGCGCAACATATTCATCTTCACATGTACAAAAACCAAGTTCTGCTGGCTAAACGTTCCTTTTCCGAACCCGACCAAGGACCCCGCGATGTCAATATTGTTCTGGACTCCCGTATGCAAACCCGACGTATGCCGCGACGAGTATAGGAACATTAGGACGCACTGCTCCACCGCACCTTGGTAATGGGCGCCACATACTCATCCTCAGACTCTTCCTCCGGCCCCATCATCATGGCCGTGGCATCCAGTGTGACTGCAGTAGCCGGTAAGGAAGAATCCGCGGCCACGTTGGCATTGGAACCCGTGTCCGGTACCTCCGCCGCCTCCGACGACGCCGATTCCGCCATCGGCTTCGTCACCCCCCGACCCTCCAACAACATCCGGTTCACGTCCATGGTATACGCCTGCAGACTCATGACGATGTTTTTCAAATTAGCAATCTCGTCCGCCATGACCTCAAATCTCTCCTGGATGTCCGGAGACGTCGTGGCCTCGCCCGCCGATGACAATGGCGCCTCCGCATCATAGGCATCCTGCTTGTCAGACAGCGTCTTGGTCATCACTTCCAAGTTGGTGAGGCGCTTGTCAATAAGCGAAATCACTTGAGGAAGCGTCATCCCTCCCGCCGGGGTATTCATCGGACTCATGGACGGACCCGCGGGTTTAGGCGGTTCCAAGCTGGCCGGGGCTCTTCGTTTCTTGGCAGATGAATTTGCAGCACTCATAATGATAATTTCCAAACCGATTCTTTCTAAGTCGGTTTTACGCAACCATCTTCATCTTCAATTCCGGATGTGAGACATAAGGGGTCTTCCAAACCACATCGTCTAAAGTATAATCTTCCATGGCGTCATGGGTCTGTGTAAAGGTCAACTTAGGAAACGGCCGCGGTTCCCGCGTCAATTGCTCCGTCAAAGCCTCCACGTGAGACCGATATATATGAGCATTTCCCAAAAAGTACACAAATTCGTCGGCGACTAAACCACAATGATGAGCCATCATATGCGTCAACAAACTGTAGGACGCCAGGTTGAAGGGAACGCCTAAACCCACGTCCCCGCTGCGCTGGTAAAGGGAACACGACAAATACTTGCCCTCGCGTACATGAAACTGCATCAGAACATGACACGGTGGCAGTGCCATTTGCGCCAATTGCTCCGGGTTCCAGGCGGTGACAATGAGACGACGACTGGACCGGGTCGCGGGATCCTTCAGCTGTTGGATCACATACTGCAATTGGTCAATGCCTTGGCCACGGTAATCAGTATGACAATCCACGTAGGGAGCATTCCAATGACGCCACTGTTGGCCGTAGATGGGTCCTAAATCCCCTTCGGAGCGTTCCGTCAATCCCCGGCTGTCCAAGAAAGCACGTGAAGCATTCGCGTCCCAAATATGCACTCCGCGAGCCTGCAAGAGAGCATTGTCGGTTTTACCCGCGATGAACCACATCAGTTCGTGGAAACACGTTTTCCAGGCCAATTTCTTGGTGGTGAGGAAGGGTACCTGTCCGTCTTTCAAGCTAAACCGCATCATATGGCCAAATACGGACCGAACGGCGCCGTTGCGACCCTCTTCGTCGGACCCTTCGGCTAAAATGCGCCGGATGAGATCCAAATACTGGGTTTCTTCGGAAATAAGGGGAGCGATATTCTCCATTACCTAAACCACGCCCCGCCCTTTTATCTCCCTTTTGCCGGAAATGTCTCTAATCATACTATACGTTGTCGTCATTGGGATTGTGTGGGATACATGGAAGTATTGCAAGAATCCCGGGAATCCAAACGGTCGTTTCTGAGTCATGTGTTCTCCACGACGGAAGAAGGCAAAGCCGAAGTCTTGAATGTGCTCCAATACGCCATTCTGGCCCTGATTCCCGTGTTCATGTTGAACAAACTCATCCAACGGTTCATCCCTGAAGCGGATTTAGAAAAGTCGTCCTTGGAACTCACTTTGGAAATTTTCGTCCAGCTTTCGCTCATCTTTGTCGGCGTCATCTTGATTCACCGGGTCATCACGTACTTGCCTACGTGGTCGGGATTCAAATACGAGAATCTGACCCTCATCAACGCCGTGATTCCGTTTTTAGTCATCATTCTCAGTATCCAGAGCAAGATGGGGCTCAAGAGCAACATCCTCTACGAACGTCTCTTGGAACTCTGGAACGGTCCTTCCATGGAAGATAAGAAAAAGGCGGCGGCCAAAAAGTCGGTGCGGTTCGGTAACACTACCGCACCTTCGCACGCCACCAGCCAGGCCGACTATTTAGATGATTCTACCGTTCAACCCGGGCTGTTCCCTCCGGCCCCCATAGCCACCACCATCCCGCGCAGTCCCGAGACCGCGCCGATGCAGGGCGGGGGCATGATGGCGGTCTCTGACAACGGATTCAACATGGACCCCATGCCGGCCAATTTCGCCGGTTCCGTCTTTGGTTCTTCTTGGTAAATGTACTATGGTGAAAAATTGATTTACATGGTTCATGTACATCAATGGTATTATCCCCTATAGCGCGTCTTTGGATTGTTTGATAACCATGAGCGGCGACGATTGTGACGAGACGTATCTGGTGGAGAAGATTTACGGCAATTTCATGGTATCGTTTCAAAAAAGCGAGGAAGAGAAGAAAAAGAAGGAAGAAGAGAGACGGAAAAAGCACGCCGACTTCTTGGAGGCCGAGAAGAACAAGACCTCGCAAGCGCGACTCAACGCTTTGTATACCATCAATCTGCGCGTGCGGGGCATGGACATGGATACAGAGGACCCTGTGGAAAAGGTGAGAGAAGGGTTGAAGGTCTACGGCGACGTGATGAATCATTCGCTCAATATCCGATGGCTGACCGAGAAAGAATTCATCGTCTACGGCTTCAAAATTCGTCGCTTTGAGAACGACGACCGCGGAAGTTTGTCGGGAATCATCCACGACCGTTTCTTTTCAGACCGGGACATCCATTGCTTTTACACCGTGGACAAGGACGGTGTAAAAGCAATGGATGTGTGCTCAGTCACAGCGTACAAGGAGGATACCAAATCCACCAATTACGTGTACGAGTTGATGGAAGCCCTGGAAAAGGCCGAAGCCAAGTACGATAAGCTGCAATCATGTGTTCCCTCGTGGCACACGGAGGAATCCAACAATACGGATGCGACACCCCTGCCTCCTCGTCCTCGTAAAGTGACGCGGGATGTGTGTTATTTAGGACCGTGAACGGTAGATCCTATAGTCCGTGTTGTGATGTTGTAATGTAAACCTGTATAATATAGTCTCTCTTGGTCACCATGAAATTGCGGCGTTGGTTCCACCGTCATGTGTGGCTTTGTTTTTTTTTAATTGTGGTGATATTGGCCGCGACCACCTGGTACGGAACGGCGTACCCCTCCGTCTTAGATATTGCTAAAACAGACACGGAAGGGATGGCGGATGCGGCGGGGGCGTGGCACGATTCCGTGGATGTCATTTACTACATCAATCTAGACCACCGTGACGATCGTCGCCAAGAAATCTTGGATGAATTGCACCGTATGGACGTCCCCGACGCCAAAATCGTCCGCATTCCCGGGCATAACAAGCCCGGTCAAGGCGACTGGGGATGCAGCCTGAGTCATGTGGAAGCCGTACGGCAATTCCAGGCATCGGGGCTCGATACCGCACTCATCTTGGAAGACGATTTCATGTTCACCTGCGATCTGAATACGCTGAACCGGACATTTGCGCGGTGGTCGGAAGCTCATATACCGTTCAATGTGTGTATGTTATCCGCCAATGTAGGACAGACCGAACCGGGTCCTTATCCCGGAGTGCTGTGTGTCTTGGACGCCCAGACCGCGTCCGGGTACATGGTAGACCGCGATTACGCCCCGGTGCTTTTAGAAAACTTCCAAGAGGGAGCGCGCCTCATCGGCGAGAGTTACCAACGTGGCAAGGGAGACGCGATTCAAGGACCCTATTGCGTGGACCAATACTGGAAACGGTTGCAACGCCCGGGGCAATGGTTTCTCTTTGATCCTAAAGTCGGGCGTCAACGCCCCTCAGTCTCCGACATTCAGGGGGGGTTCGTGGACAGCGGCGTTTGAACCAACGATTAAAACATAATTGCAACATGTAACTATGTTTATGCCGACCATTACGGCAGCCGACCTCTATTATGACCAAGACCCCTCCTTTAGGTTCTGCGACCAAGACTACCAAGTGATGATCCGTCCCATCGCCGATGAAAACCAAGTCTGTGATATCGTGGTCCGAAAATTGTCCGGACCTTGGACTACGTCAGAAACGGTGTGCGTCTTGGTAGAAACGTCGGCGGGAGACGCGGAAATCATCCACCTCCGTGGTGATCCCACTCACTCCAACCAAGAAACGGTCGTACGTCGCCACGGTACCCTAGACGGTGACACCGAAACGATGACTCCCATGCCTCGGAGGACCTGGTCTTGGCGCGACGTACCTCCTCTCATACGTCTATCCCGTTTGGAATTTAACCAACGGTTCCAGACCGACCTGGTGACGTTGCCTACCAGTCTTATCGCCGTAGGGATTGGTGCCGACCGCGCGCCGTATTATTACCACGAGGGTGGCGGGGTAGGCAGTCCCGAATTTGGCAACATTGAAGCTCCTATACATCATTGGGTATTGGTCGCCCGGGAAACGTGCGGCGACCGGTTCCGGCCGTGTTACATGGTGGTGGCCAGCACAGACGGATACTTAGAAGCGGCGCCATGGCACCCCGAACGCGTGGTCCCGAAAATAATGGGGGAGTACGAATGCGCGGGGTGCTACCTTCCCCGGTGCGAACCGCACGAATACCCCGTCTTTCATTCCCAACGCTGGGTATGGGCGCAATCCTGGCACGTGGGCTTGCCGTACGTAAGGGGCATACCGGATCGGCACTATTTTTATCATAACTTATACCATCCGTTTCGGTCTTTTCATGCCGGAATTCCCTGGCGTACCAAGACGCCTAAAGTGCTGTATATAGGCCAGGCACGGGATTCCGTCTACAATTTCATGGACGCCAATATGCAGGTGTTGGCCCAGGGACGCCCACCGCGCGCCTATTTCCGGGAAAAAATAGCTCCTATACATGCGTTTGTGGAATGTCCCGCGGGATGGATGGAACGGCGCGGGGCCGTCCATTACCGGTACATCTTGGACGTGGACGGCGCGGCGTCCACCTGGGACGCCACCGCTTGGAAACTGAACAGCGGGTCGGTCATTCTGAAACCGCGGTCAGTCTGGCGGCAATGGTTCTACGGGAAGATGCGCGCCGGGGAACACTACATGGAAATCGCCAACGATTTTGGCGATCTGGCCGACGTGTACAAGTGGTGCGAAGACCACCCCGACGCCTGTGAGGCCATGGTGGCGCGATGCCGGCGCCTGTTCCAAGATGTCTACGCTTACACCTCTGTCATCGGCTATACCCAACAACTGCTATGGGATCACATGGAACCGTCCTTGGTACACCATCATGTGGACTGGGTCGTCTATATCAATTTAGACAAACGCGTGGACCGCCGTACCCGCATGGAGGAACAACTGGACGCCTTTGGCGTACGCTACGACCGGTTCTCCGCGATTGCCCACGAATTTGGTATCGTGGGGTGTACCCGGTCCCACCTAGAAATCTATAAAATGGCTAAATCGCGGGGGGCGCGGAATGTCTGGATCTTGGAAGACGACCTGGAATTCTTGGTATCGCGTCAAGAGTTGGAGACAACCATGCACGACCTGTTTACCCAGTGCCCCCGGTTTGACGTCGCCATGCTAGCGTACAAACTGTTGGAACGTGACGACCGTGGGGGGGGAGAAACGGCGATGTACACCCGGGCCTTATGTGCCCAAACGGCGTCATGCTACGTGGTACAGGCGCACTATTATGACGTCCTTATCCGCCTTTACGAGGAAGCTCTGCCCCTCTTGGAACACACGCGGCAACACTGGTTGTACGCCAACGACCAAATATGGAAATTATTGCAGACCACCGACACCTGGGTGGCGACAAAAAAAAGAGTGGGCAAGCAGCGAGACGGCTACAGCGACAATGCCAAATGTTTCATGTCCTATAATTTCTAAAGGTCCAGGCAGTATCCAGAAGTCCCAGTTCCGCATCGGCTAAACCCAATTCGGCCTGGGTGAGGGCCATGTCGGGCCCGACGTACCCTGGGTAGGCGTACGAGGCAGTGGTCGTCGTGGTGGTAGTACGGACCCCACATGCAGTGCATCCAATACCGCGACAATTGCATACAACCACACTGGGCGGCACATTACCCCAACTGTAGCTGTATCCCGGACCGCAACCGTATCCGTAGCCGGGTCCGTAGCCGTAGACGTTGCCGTTGACGACGCCTGCACCGGCGCCGCCAGACACCACAGGACGAATGAGGGCCGGAACAGGAGTTGGAACGGGAACGGGGACCGGTACCGGGATCGCAAGAGGGCGGGGCGGAGGCCGATACGGAGGCGCGGCAGGCGGTCCACTCGTCGTTGTGGTCGTCGTGTAACCCGGGGCCCGGCACGAACCGCAACGGCATTGGGTGAGCAGATATCCGGAATACTGGCAGTACATTGTCTGTTTATGAGGTACATGTCGTGGTTCCTTGGAAAAATCAATTTTACGTCGTTGTTTGGGCCGGACAGGACCACGCTTCGCATGGTCCACGTGCGCCCCCTTTAGGCAAACACATCGTCGTCGTCATCGTCATGTGCCCCGCCATCGCTACGGGATAATCGCGGAACTCCCCCTAGCGTCTCCATCACTTCCAGTTTCCGCATGGACTGTTCCAATGTGCTGCGTTTATTCATACCCGAAAACAAATATTCAGTGTTGGGACTCAACTCGTTCTTTTTGATTTGGCGATACACCATATGAATCTGTTCCACCACGGAAGCCAAAATTTTTTTGTGGTCCAAGGTGACGATTTCCACATTCGTGGGCACCGGTTCCGTCAACAGAGTGACCGCAAAATACAACAGATACCGCCGCCGTTTCCCGCATGCCGTCGTGTATTTGATACTGAATAACTGCAAGAGTGACTGCATGCTACGTTCAATGAATTCGCCGTGAGCATCCGCTTTGGCGTAATGATTGAACGCATCCCATGCCATCCAGATAATGTCCTTTTGATATTTAGTTTCCACGGGCACCTTGGTGCGACGTTGGCACCGACAAATCTCCCGACGTTTGCGGCAAATGGCGTCAAATTCCAACATCCACTCTATCCAGTAACAGGCCGTCATCAAATTGGACCCCTCCCGGGAGATCGCGTACGAAAACTCGTTGACCGCAATATATAACTCTTTGGGGTCCTCCTCCTGAAAGACGGGCTCGGCAAATTTAACGGAAGGAGCGCGTAGACGCTCGGTCATATGCGTCATATCAAATTCCTCCACGCGATTGATCCGTATAGGCTCAAAACTATGTTTCCGGGGAGAAAGCGTTAAAATACACACCATTTCGGCAAACAGTTTCCGAATATCCACTTTGTTGCGCAACTGCAGTTCCGAGACAAACGTGCTCTGCGACAAGATGTTCCTAAAAATTCGGAACCGCGACTCCAGGTAAATGACCAAGCGGGGATTACCTAAATGAATATGTTTGGCCATAAAATACAGCAAAATCTCCCAGATATCCATCAAATGTCCAGCACACAGGAGTTCCGAACACCAATAACACGCGGCTTCCAATTTGATCTTGTGCATGTTGTCTACAAACGCACGCTTCACCTCGGTCTTTCGGTAATTGGAAAAGGAGACGCCCCGGAAATCGGCCGGTTCCCGCACATCGTTGATAAAGGTTGCGTCGTCTACCAGATGGGTATCCAATTCCATGGCGTGTTCCGATGGTCAACCCCCCGTGGTCAAAGAACTAGTATAGGAGCATATATGTATATGTTATAGGTGACGCGAACAACATGGCTTCTCCACGAAAATGGCTCCTATACGTGTCATTGGTACTATTTACCGTCGTCGTCGTCGTATGTTTATGGAGTTCCATGTCGGCTTCGTCCGGAGAGGGAGACATGTACCAAGAAGGGTTTGAAGGACCCCCACATATCACATACTATGTCATCACCATGGGACAACCCGAACGGAAACGCAACATTCAAGAACAAATAGACCGGCAACAAGCGACGTTTGGTGACCGGTTCCCGTTCCAGATTGAAAAAATAGACGCAGTCGTGGGCAAAGACCTGGACTTGGAAGCCCTCATCGCCGAAGGGCGCCTCTTTGACGGCATCTATGCCAATCCTGACCAGCGCTTCAACGAAAAAATGTCCAACCGCAAAAACGAAGTGGGATGCTATTTGAGTCACTACAAAGTCTACGAGACCATTCGCGAAAAGGGGGACCGCGACGGGTACAGCGTCATTTTTGAAGACGATTTCGTCCTGGACCCCCGTTTCCTGGAGATTTTAGATGAAACCATGGTGAAGCTGCAACGCACGGGGGTGGACTTTGACATGTTGTTCTTGGGCATCTTGGGCGACGTGGGCGAACCCATCATATACAATGTCTATCGGACCACGGGCATTTCTTGGTGCGCCCACGCCTATTTGGTGAACAACCGCCACATTGACAAGATACTGGAACAGATGTGGTTCATTCACAATATCTTGGACGTGCAAATTTTCAAAAAGGGCAACAAAGGGGAACTTCAGGTATTGCGTCTTTACCCCACCATCGCGGACCAAGCCGGGTTCGCCTCCCATATACGGATATAGGATCACGGGGGCACGGGGACCCCGGAGGAACGGAGGCACGTAATCCGCATAGAAAGACCCGACACAAGGATCCTATACTTCATGTTGCATGTGTTGACAGTGGCCGATTCAGTAGAGCGTTGTCGGTATTTGACAGAGACTGCCGCCCAGTGTGGGGTGGACGTCCAGGTCGCGCACGTGCCCGTTTGGCGAGGGTATACCGACAAAATCTACGCCATGGCGAGCGTCCTGGATTTTATCCCCGACGACGATGTGGTGCTCTTCGTAGACGCCTACGACGTCTTGTGCATGGCGGGGTCGGAGGAAATTCTGGATAAATTCCGGGGGTACGGATGCGACTTGGTGCTCAGCAGCGAACTCAACTGTTACCCGGCCGAAAACGCTGCCGAATACGACCGGGTTCAGCGGGACATGGCCCTGCCCACACGGTACAGATACGTCAATTCAGGGGGATACATTGGGTACGCCTGGGCCGTGCGTCATATGTTGTGTTGGAAACCGGCGTGGGAGATGGAGGCCATCAGTGCTTTAGGAGGGGATCAAAACTATGTGAGCCAGTACTATTTGACATTTGCACGGCCTCAAGATGTTATAGATGGAAGAATTCCATTGATACGAATGGATTGTGCGCAATTACTATTTCAAAGTCTGTACAAGGTCCATCTCAGCTGCTTGGTGTTTTTACAAGGCAGAGTCTACAATCATATATTGAAATCGTATCCCTGCTTTGTACATTTTAATGGCAGTCGGGATTATAACGAAGAGGTCATATACTGTGGGCCGGATGCCTTTAATAAAGACTGTGATAAGGAAACGTGGGTCCCGGCCATGCCGCTTTTTATCCGTAAAATGAACGAAAGTCGGGAATTCGGCAACGCTGGGATGGATTACCGGTGGCCCGCATGTGGAGTGAGCGGCGGCATGTTGCCCCAGATATAAAAGGCCTAAATACACGTCACATGTAGATGGTAAGATGTGGCGTGTATCCTCGTTGATAATGCGCGCGACTGCGTCAAGGCGATGGACCGGAATGCGCGGTGTTGCTTCTGCAAATCTGCCCGAATTTGTCGCGGAACGCACCATGGTATTGTGGTTTGGGGACGGATCACCCACCTGCAGTATATGCGGTAATACCATTACGTCGGGATCCTATACTGACATCGGGTGTGAACGTTGTGTTCGGACCGTGTGCCCGACCTGTCGCGACCGGGTAAAAAAAAGGGTGGGAACCCGCCGTGAAAACGGGGTGCATACCTGTCTGATATGCCACGAGTCTATTATGACCATGGATTGGCTTACTCGGTGAGAATACGGGGAACGATGTTGATGGTTTGTAGCTCTTGAGCCAAGAGCTTGTAGGCGTAAGGAATTTCCACCTTGGCAAAGTCGGTGGTGTTGTTGCACGTCCGGCACAGATGGATGCTCATATCACTCTTGGCAAACTGAGTCTGTTTCATTGAAGGTTCATTGTAACAGGCAATCATCCCGCATTTGCCGCACACGTGCGTCGTGTACTTGTCCGAAACATCGTAGAGACGTTCGCGGCAGAATCGGGAAATGCCGTGGGCAATCATGACGTCGCGCTCCATTTCACCAATGCGGAACCCGCCGTCGCGCGACCTGCCCTCGGCCGGTTGCCGCGTCAAATTGACCATCGGCCCGATGGACCGACTGTGCTGTTTGTCGTTGACCATGTGTTTCAAGCGCTGGTAATAGACCGGACCGATGAAGATACTGGTCTCCAACTGCTCGCCGGTATAGCCGTTATACATTACCTCGTTGCCGTAGCTCTCATACCCCAATTTTTGGAGTTCCCGGCAGATGGTCGGCACGTCCAATTCGCCGAAACTGGTGCCGTCGCCGAACATGCCCAGTTCCAGGAGGACCTTGCCCAACACGGTCTCTTTCAGTTGCCCGATGGTCATCCGCGACGGGATGGCGTGCGGGTTCAGGATAATGTCGGGACGCAGACCGTTTTTCGTATAGGGCATGTCCTGCTCCGGGATGATGAGGCCGCACGTCCCTTTTTGTCCGGCGCGACTGGAAAACTTGTCGCCCAGCACCGGTTTACGCAGCGTACGAATGCGCACTTTGGCGAAATTGTAGCCGTCGCCGTTGCGTCCCGTGTAATTCTTGTCCACATAGCATTCTTCCGTCGTGCGAAAAGTCTTGCTCTGGTCCTCGTACTTGATGGTCTTCGTGGGGTCGTTGCGGTTCTCCTTGATGGGGACCGTCTTCGCAATGATGACGTCGCGGTTCTCTACCAGCGTGTTTTCGGCAATGAAGCCCTGGGTATTCAACTTGTCATAATTGCCGTATTTGATCCCCCGCGTCTTGTTCGGGTCCGGTTTGCAACGAATAATCTCGTCGCGAATGATGTTCTTGTCCTCGTCCTTTTCCGTATGGTAGACGGTGGTCATGAAGAGACCGCGGTCAATGGACCCCTTGTTGATGAGCAGGGAATCCTCCTGATTGTACGCCGTATAGGCCATGATGGCCACCGTGATTTGGTGCCCCGACGGGATGCGGTTGATCTTTAGGAAATTCATGACCCGCGTGTCCACCAGGGGGCGCGACGGATAGGCCAGGACATACGCCGTCTTATCCATGCGTTGATCATAATTGAGCGCGTACACTCCGAGTGCTTGTTTACCCATGCAACAATTCTTGGAAAGGAATCCATGCGTTGTAATGAAACTGTGGTTTTCACTCTCAGTTTCAATGCAGGAAATGAGTTGATTGGGCTGCTCCACAATGGATTGTATAGGAGCAAACAAGCAGTTGTTCTTTACCAACATGCGGTCATGATGACGAGAGTTTAGCAAAGTTACCAGGTCACTTTGACGCATGGCCATACCAATACGTATACTCGGGTCCTTTTGCATGTCCTCTACCGTTTTCCAGCCTTGGTCTGTCATGAAATTATGGTCCAATGTTGCGGTAATACGTTTACCATGAACGGTGGTGAGCTCATATACCTTGTTCAGATTAGGAATCACAAAATGGTTCACGACCCGGGTTTCTTGAATGGCCAAGGTGGTGGGATGAAATGTGAGTACCTTGTTCCCGACATCTACGTCTTTGATGGACTTGATACTACCGTCCGCACACCACACTTCCTCGTCAATGGCCAAACATTGGTACGTATTGCGGGGCGACTGGTTATGATCGGGAAAGGGAATGCACGACGCCAGCACGCCAAACACGGTACTCGGATGAATCTCACAGTGAGTATACTTGTAGGAGCATTTAGGCACCATCGTATTCTCACCTTGACTGCCTTTAGACATGATGTACCCTTGGCGGGTCTTCATCGCAATCATGGCGAAATTCTGCTCTTCCGGGTCAATATACTCAATGACCGACTCGGGCACTCGGCACGACACCAGGAGATCGTTCCACGTCAACTCGTGTTTGCGCAGTTTCTGGACAATGTCCGCGGTCAACAAGGCCCGTTGATTTCGCACCTTAAGTAGGGGTCGGGTCAATCGCCCCCCGTCATTGCAGACACGGATTTCCAGGTTCTTGCAGTCAAAGACGACCGACGTATAAATATTGATGATGCCCTTGAACTTCTTGTCTTTGATTTCCTCGTACAGCTCCTGAGGTTGTTCGGTCACGCCAACCCAGGCCCCGTTGATGAAGACCCGGACCTTGCCGGCGGCCTCGCTCGGATGGGCCAGGTCTTCCAAGCGCTGGATTTTAGGCAAAATGTAGTCGTAGAGGGGTACACTGTTGGTGGGAATCGTGATATGGGCCATATAGCTGATGTTTTTGACCACCCCGATAGACTGGCCCTCGGGTGTCTCTGCACAATTACTCACTACAAAGGATGACGCCACAAACGAATGGTTGTCGCTAGAGACGGTGAAATCGTACACGAGTTCTGGTTCTATTTCTTCAATGGACAGAATGGGTACACTGACACAGCCATTATCACATACATTGTCTCGCACAATTTGTTCATAGCTAACCTCACTAGTATATCTTGGTTTCGGGCAATGACCTTTCTTATTTTTTGATACAATTTTTTGTATTTGATTTGATGAGATACCGGTATTTGCGACTAATTGTTCCATCGGTTGCTTACCATAATTTTTCAAAATATACGCGTATTGCTGGTTGCGCTGTTCCTTGTTGAATGCACGTATTTTCAAATGTTCAATCGCTAGTGCAGATGCTCTCCGCTTATCTTCACAATATGTGTAATTGATAATTTCTGTATAACGAGTCAAGTTTTCGGCGCCAGTATCAAACACGATAGACACTTTAGATTTCGGTTCATCTTTTATTTTGTTTGTTTTAACACAGCATTTGATATTGAATTCATGAAACATGTTGACAATTTGTTGCATATACTGTGTGGTTTCATTCAAATAGTCATCATGAGTTGTTTGGCTTGTATATCCCATATGAATTTTCCAGTTACCCATATTTTGATTTTTTTGACAAGAAATGCGACAACCATCGCCGCCTTGAAACCCCGATAAGAACTCACGTTTGATAGATAATTCTGCATTGATTAACCATTCCGGTAATTGGCGTTTCATAGTAGTTTTCTTACCACAGAATCCACCCAGTAAACACATTAAGTATGAGAATGAACCATCTTTGCAGACCTTCCATGTTTTTGTGTGGGTCATTCTACCTGAAACCTTATCTTCAAATGATGACGTTTCTCTTTTAACTCTAGCCATACCAAAACCGAGTGTCCGTATATCATCAACCAATTGAAACGCATCATATTCTTCTCCGACACAAAAGGACGAACGATAATATTTCATATCACCGTGAACATCTTTGGACATACCGATATTGCCATCAGTATTCAACGCACCAATCAACCTAGCAATGATCTTAAGCTTATACAATGGGATTGGATGATTCAAGAAGTTTAATTCCAACAGCTCCATACGATATTGCTCCGATACGTCTTTTTCATATATGACCACTTGTGTGGTATTTTCATCAGCAATCATGTTCACCATGTGACGAATCACAAGTTTGTCTCCGGGTTGTAAATCACTCAATTTGACCATCGTATAGTTTTGATTGCCCTGGTTGACCAAGAATGGATGGTCATCAGTAGCCTTGACAGTGCGACCACTGATGGTAGTGATCTTATAGAGTTTATCCGGCATTTTGCTGAAGAAGTTATACATGAACGATGGTTCGTCGCATAAAGTGGTTCGGTTCACTGTATTGACCCAATCGCCGTCGCATATATCTTTGATTTTTTTCATACCGATGCGATTGGACAGGAGTACCTCGGTGTCGCCCGTCAAGCAACACAAGAATCCCCACGTCGTATTGTGCAACTTACGGGGCGCAATAAGTTCGCCGCTCTTCTCCAAGGGTGTATTGATGCGACGCGAATGGCTCAAACTGGCCAAATAGGTCAGGCGGTTGAGCACCTGCGCCACCCCCACTTTGCTGCTGTTGGACTGCTTGATGCTGAAATCGCCCGTGGCGAGGGCACGGTTGATGCCGTTTTCAATCGTGGTGGATTTCATGATCTTATAGATGTTGGTCATGTTGATGATGTTTTCAAAATTGTCCGTGGACCGCCAGGACCCGTTATTGATTTCGCGGACCACCTGTTTCTGCATCTCCTTGACCAATTTGTTAAAGTAGTTGCGAAACAGGTTGTTGAGCAGGGTCCCGGTCAATTCAATGCGCTTGTTCACGTACGAATCGCGGTCGTCGGGAGCGCGCCATCCCAGGCAAGTCTGAATCAGTTTCTGACACATGTATCCGATCATATACAATTTCTGGACGGGGGTCTTGCAGTGGGGAAACATGTCGTTGTGAAGGACGTCATTGGTGAAATCCAGCTTCTTCTTGGCGCCCTTTTCCTTGTCCATGTTCATGGGGGTATAGGCCACCGACGCCGCAATGTGACGGAGGGCATCCTCTTGGGTCATGTACTTGTTGGCGTCAATGACCGACGCCTGGAGAAACTCCAGAATCTTGCGCTGCTCGCTGGAAGCGGGCGGGAGTCCGAGCGTCACATACTCGCAAATGGCGCGGTCGGTTGTGATACCCAGGGCGCGGAACACCACAAACAGTTCAATGGGCTGTTTGATACGCGGAATATTCATGAAAATGCCGTGTCCAAAGCCGTTGTTTTTGCTGGCAATCATCATCTCAATCTGTTTCGGTGAGATGCATTTGAAGTCGGGGATGGATTTGATTTCGGCGTACCAGCTCCATTTCGTGGTGTTCTTGCCGTCAAAGCAGTAGACGCGGTTTTCCGCGGCCCGTTCCTGCCCGAGCACTGTCTTCTCCGACCCTTTGATGATGAAGTAGCCGCCGCAGTCCATGGGGCACTCGCCCATGTAGACGGGGTCAATGGCCTTGTTTTGGGTCAAGACGCAGATGGACGACTTCAACATGATGGGCATCTTGCCGATGTTGATTTTCGGCAACACCTTGGTCACGATGCGTGGATTGTCCATGCACTCGGTGTTGCGGATGATGTAGTCAATCTTGACGTCCACCGTCATCGTGGACGCGTAGGTGAAATTGCGCAACTTGGCCTCCTGGGGAAACATGACCTTGGTCGCCCCGTTGTTCTCGTAAATCTGCGGCGAAAACAATTTGAAGTTCTGAAACGAAATGGAAATTTCCAGCAGGTACTTGTCGTATTTTTCCACATAATCGTTCTCGGAGCGAATCATGACCGGGTTGAACATCTGAATCGTCTTTTGCATCTGGTAATTGATGAAGTGGTTGTAGGACTCAATTTGATGACGCACCAGACGCTCCAAATGCTGGCCGTGGAAATACGACTCCAGCACCGTAAACGGCTCCTCAATGTAATTTCCCAAATGCGCCAAAACTTCGTCGTCTGTCAGATTCTCCGTGACCGTGTCCAATACTTTCTTTATGTCGGAAGGAATCTCCTCGCTTACTTTCATGGGCTCTGTACCTTCTACCACCGTTTCGGTAGCAGCGGCAGCAGCGGCAGCAGCTGCCATCGCCTTCTTGGACCCCGCCGCCGGTTTACGCACGCGTTTGACAGTCGGCTTGGTGGATTGAGACATGGTAGCGTATATAACGGGAACGCTAATTACATATACGATAAAATCAATTTTCTATGCCGATTTGTCACCCGACACCGCGGCCATATAAAATAAAAATGCTAACAATGACATGTATAGGATCTTATACGTGTCATTGGCCAAGGCGAAGCCGGGGCCGGGGGTCCTGGTCCGGTGTTACAAAATTTCCAGATCCGACAGCTTCCAGTACTCCACATGGTTGCCAGAAATGGGGCGCTTCAGAATAAAGGGGATTTTTTTCTCCTTGAACTCTTGCAGGGCGATCAAATACCCGTCAATGATGCCGGGTTCCACGGCCACGAAGGGGGGCGAACCAGCATTGATTTGTCGCGCGCGCTCTCCTAAAATACGGGTACGTTCGTATTTGGTGATAAAGGGCAACGACTGATGCAAGGGGTCAATGATCCGGCCGTCCTGGTCACGAATCACCTTGGAAAGCACCTCAATCTCGTCGCTGTTTTGCACAATCATCACTGGGTGATAATCTTGTATGACGTTTTTCTTCATGTTTTCGTCAAATTTCTGCAGGTAACGTTCGTCTTCTTCATCGTCGGCGACCTCATCGTCGTCAGCCAATTCGTCAAATGCAAAATTCATTCCGGTGGCAGACGCCTGAGCCGCCGAGGTGGCTAATTCGGAATAACGAGGTTCATCTTCACCTTCACCATCGTTATCTTCGTCCGATTCTCCCCCTTCGTCGTCATCTTCGTCTTCGTCTTCTGACCCGGCGCCTTCATCGTCTTCGGCGCCACTCAACATGACCCGTCGGGTCGCTTTGCTATTCCGATGCGTCGTTCTTGGCAATTCGTCCTCTTCTTCCTCGTCTTCTTCCTCCTCCTCGTCGTCCATCTCCGTCAACTTGGGGTCATCGTCGTCTATCATCTTGGACATGATGGCTGAGAGCTCTTTGTATTACTAACAGTAAAAAAAGGGCATGTTTCTAAATCAATTTTTCGGCAACTAAACTTGCCGAAAAATTGCTACCGCTTAATTTTATGGACGACTCTCAAGAACATCGTCGTCCATAAAATAGCTACCGCCGAATTCCATGGACGACTCTCAAGAACATCATCGTCCATAACCGGGTTCTACGAATGCCAGGTATAATTGCACACAGCACACATATACAGGTATTTGAGGTTCTGTTCATCGTAACGCAAGTACAGTATCTCGCGAGCCGACGCCGATTTTTCGTCCGTCGCATTGCTGGAACACGATTCGTTGGGACAAGGGATGGTATAAATACGTGGCAACGTGGGATCCAATTTGATGTACTTGTTCACAATATGGTGAAACTTCTGGTCATCGCGTTTCATCGTGGTATTCAATACACAATGAATCTCCTGTGTGGTTTCCTCATTGTCCACGTCCCCGCAATTGCGACAATAGTACGTCAATTTGTTGGAATCCTGCGGGTCCAACGTGATATAGTACATGTTGTCACACGTTTTGCAAAACTTCATGATGAATAGTATATATTCATCACTTGTTTTTATGTTCATACAAATCAATTTTGTTCGCGTACCCAAGTAGAGAGGACAAAATTGATTTGCGAGATCCTATGAGATCAACCTAAAAATATCCCTATAATGTACAATAACATGGCGGATGCCACCGGCAATCCTCACCCGAGAAATGAGATATTAAAACCCGCGCCTAACAGCAACAGCCGTAAATTTACCCAATACCTTCAATCCTTCTATTATAAAAACGACAACGACCATGAACCGAAAGAGAAAACCAACACGCGCATAGCGGACAAAACCATGGGGATCACCGGAGGAACGTACCATATTCCCGTGGAAGCGTACTCCGAGTTCCTCAGTCTCTACTATCACGAAATTTTCCTCACCAAAAAACACGAGTTCCTGACCGAGAAGCAGTTGGAATCCGGTGGTCCAATTCTCATTGATCTGGATTTTCGTTACGATATTTCCATCACACAACGTCAACATACAAAAGAACACGTCATTGATCTCATTTGCCTCATTTTAGACGAACTCAAAACCATGTACCAACCTGACGACAGTGCTCATATACCGTTCTTTGTGTTTGAAAAGGCCCAGGTCAACCGTATCCAAGGTGATGGAACAAATTCGGTGACCAAGGATGGGATCCACATGATCATTGGCCTCCAGTCCGACCCTACGGTACAGACCATCCTGCGCGAACGACTCCTCGCCAAAATTGCCGACGTTTGGTCCGACCTTCCCCTCAAAAACGGTTGGGAAGACGTCTTTGACGCCAGTATCAGCAAGGGTCATACCAACTGGCAACTCGTCGGATCGCGCAAACCTGGACATGAACCGTACGAACTAGTCTACGTATTTGACACTTTCATAGACCTGGTCAACGGTGAGACCAACATGCCCGAAATACGCCCGGCGGAATACCTGTCGGATCCCGTCAAATTTCAGCAATTGTCGGCAAGATACCGCAATCATCCCGTATTGTTCATGTCCAATACCTTCATTCAAGAGTACCAAGCCAAGAAGGGCAAGACCGGGCCGCGCGGAAGTGCAGGAGGTGGGGCGGCGTCGGCGGAAGCATCGGCCGAACTGGCCACTCTAGGACGGATGGTGCGTTCCTTGGAAAACGGACCCACCGCGTCCAGTGACGTCCTCAAGATTCGTAACCAAGAAGAACTGGACCAAGCCGTGGAATATTTCCTGGAGTCGTTGTCCCCCACCCAATTTGAGTTGCGTGAGGCCTACGAATACACGATGGCATTGCCTAAATCCTATTACGGACCCGGGTCCTTTCCCAAATGGATTCGGGTCGGCTGGGCCCTACGCAACATTCATCCTTCGCTCTTCTTGGTCTGGGTAGCATTCAGTGCCCAGTCCGACACGTTTTCGTTCAGCAACATTCGTGGTGACTTGTGGGAGCGCTGGTCCGGCTTCCACAACAAGGAAGAGGCGGGGCTCACCAAGCGCTCCATCATGTACTGGGTTCAGCAGGAAAATCCCGACAGTTACCGGGCAGTGAAGGAGCAGAGTCTGGAGTATTTCATTGATCAAACCCTGGAAAATTGCGCCGTCTTTGCCAACAGCAGCGACCGGCGTGGAGGGGGTAAAGGCAGCGGCGATTACGACATTGCCACGGTGCTCTACCAACTGTTTCGCGACTTTTACGTGTGTGTCAGCGTCAAAGCCAATATTTGGTACAAGTTCAACGGAACGCGCTGGGAAGAAATTGACTCCGGGACCACATTACGTAAAGCCATTTCGGAAGAGTTGCGCGGAATCTATACGAGTAAAATGCAGAAATTGATGCGGCAGTTGAACCAGCTCAAAAGCCAAGAATCCGAGGACAATGCACCTAAAGTCAAATCCTTGCAGATTCGCATGGATACCCTGAGAGACATCATCCAGCGCCTGGCAAAGACCAACGACAAGAAAAACATCATGGTGGAGGCCAAGGAGCTCTTCTTCAATCCCATCTTCCTTCAGAAACTGGACAACAACCCCTATTTGCTCTGTTTCAGTAACGGCGTGGTGGACTTTACGACCAAGGAGTTTCGGTCGGGGAAACCGGAGGACTACTTGTCTAAATGCACCAACATTCCGTATGTTCCGTTGGACCCGGTGAGAGACCAGGTCATCATCAGCGAAGTATCGGATTTCATGCACAAGCTGTTTCCCGACAAGGAATTGCACGCGTACATGTGGGATTTCCTGGCCTCTACTCTCATCGGCAACAACCTGAATCAGACCTTTAACATGTTCATCGGGGTGGGGCAAAACGGCAAATCGGTGCTTATTACTCTCATGGAACAGGTTTTAGGCGACTACAAGGGTGACGTACCCCTCACCCTCTTGACGCAGCAAAGGACCAAGATTGGGGGTCTGGCGCCGGAATTGGTGATGCTCAAGGGCACCCGACTTGCCGTGATGCAAGAGCCGTCCAAGGGGGATCGCATCAACGAGGGTATCATGAAACAAGTGACGGGAGGCGACCCCATTCAGGCCCGGGCACCGTACATGCCGCAGATGGTGACCTTTGTCCCACAGTTCAAACTCGTCGTCTGCTCCAACTACTTTATGGAAATCTGCAGCCAAGACCACGGCACGCGGCGTCGTATTCGGGTTGTGGACTTTGAATCGCTCTTTACGGAGAATCCGGTCACGACGGATCCCGAGAAACCGCATCAGTACAAGCTAGACAAGAAAATCAAAGAAAAATTTGACGTCTGGAAGACCGTATTTGCCGCCATGTTGGTGGAACACGCCTTTACCAAGAATGGCAACGTCCACGACTGCGCCCGGGTCATGACCTCCAGTAATTCGTACCTGGACCGCCAGGACATCATGGGCGAATTCATGACGGAGACCATGGAACATTGTGAGACATCGTGCGTTCAAAAGCAAATGGTGGCGGCGCGGTTCAAAGACTGGCACAGCATCAATTACAACGGCAAGGTGCCAAACATTCGCGAACTGGCCGACGCAATTACCAAACGGTTTGGCAAACTGGATTGCGGGGTCTGGCGCGGGGTGCGTTTCAAGAACCAAAACAGCGTTCATAGTGGCGGGTACAGCGACGACGGTAGCATCCATACGAATTCTATTATGGAAGGTACCGAAATGGTCAATCTGGAGGAACTTTAGAGGTAAGGACCGAAAATCCGGGCTTCGTAAAATTGAATTGCGGAAATCCCGGGAAACAGGTAGATCCTATACTCATCTTTGACATGAACACTGTGGAACGTATCCGAGCCTATCGTCACATTATTTGTCCCCTCACGGGAAAAATAATGGTCCATCCCGTCGTCATAGCGGACGGTTACAGTTATGAGCGCGAAGCGATTGAGGCGTGGTTAACGACCAATGACCAAAGCCCTATCACGGGGGAAATCATCCAGGTCAGGTATATGATCCCCAATCTGGCTCTCATGCGCTACATTGCCCGGGTAGGTGGTCCAGTAGTTTCGTCTTCTCCTCTTCCTTCGTCGTTCCCCTCGCCTATTTGTTTGACCCGACAGACCAATGCACCCATCTTCCCTCTCATGTAAACATTCTCCGCCTCTCTACCCCTCTTTTTTTTTTACGAGATGGGCGCCAAAGGCACCATACCATCATAAGGTCGTTGCACCGTGGTGGCGGCTTTGACATTACGCGATACCGGTTCGTTTCCGATCGGCTGATTGATGGCATAATTATACACCATGGAACCGTATTTCACCAGGTAATACTCCAAGGCGACGATGAAAAAGGGGTAGGAGATGAGGATGGCCGCCATGACTATCTTGAACACGATGGACCAAGACGTGTTCGTGATGAAGATCATATATCCCACGATGAATAATAGGACAAAGTAACCGTAAAACAGTATCGTAAAGGCCAGTGACAACTGGTCGGTTTGGTTCGCTTGGTATTGGATTTTTTTCACGTCGGTCAATTGCTGGGACGTCAATAGGGCAATATAGTCGTCAATTTGTCGGTTCTCATTCACCAAACGCTGTAGCAACACTTCGTTGGGCTCGGTACTGTTTTTGGGTGGCCCCGGGGTGTTATGAGAGGACGTATATTGCAATTGATTGTCCGGCAACGCAATGATGGCGTCGGCCAGGGAGGTGATCACATACCAACTGCTTTGGGCAGTTTCCCCGTTGACGACATACTTAAAACTCGTATTGGGGGGCACCTGGGTATTGTCCCAATAGAGTGACAACAGCTTGCGTTCATGGAGAGGCATCTGCGCAATGCCTTCTTCCGAAATGAATAGACCCATGAATTTACCTTGGGTGGTCAGAAACAGATAAAACTGTTTGGTAATGACCCCGTGGGCCGTCTGAAGATTGACCGGGAAAAAATAATTTTGGTCGGGTACATAAATGCCTTGGGCCACTGCGTTCACACTGGTCGTGGTGGTGAATGCGGTATAGGGGGCCGCTGTCACGGTAATTTCCCAGGCAGGCATATGGTAAGTATCGTTCATATGCGCCGGGATCAGGGTGACCGTGGTGTTTTGCTTGATGAGACGCGCGTCGCCGATCTTGGTCGTGACCCCTGTTCCCATCCATTGAAACGTCCATGTGTCTTCCATCGTGAATACCAACTCTACTATATTCAGAGGTTTTCCGGTACGTGTCTAGGCGTAGTGCGCATAGACCCGAGTGTCCGCGTCGTAAGTGGGAATGCTCCCGGGACCTTGTGCGAAACCCTCCTTGATACAGGCATTCATGGAAGGATCCCATACCGTGCCTTGGTTGGGGGAACAGCAAGCGGAACCGATGCAGTAATAGGTGCTGGCGGCGGCGCCGACGGCGCCTGCGGAAACGATTTGACCCACGGTAAGGCCGGTGTTGCCGGTCAAGGTGGCTGGCTGGTTGTCGGGGATATAGTGAAGTTGGTCGTAGTAAATGGGGTCGCGCCGCCACATCATGACCAGGGCCCATCCGCAATAAATGACGACAAACACAATGACTAAAATAGATACTATGGATAACAAGACGTTGATGCCGCTGTCGTCGCCGAAATACCCGGACAGCACCTTGCAGACAATCAAGATGACCAAGGCGATGACGATGGCAATCATGATGCGCATGTACACCTGCTGCCGCTTCAAATACGAATCGTTCATCTGCAACATGCGTTTTTGCGTGGCCATGGCGGAATCAATACTCTGCTGCTTGCTGTTGAGGCGATTCATCTCGGTATTGACAATGGTCGCCACGCTGTCTTGGTGAGACAGAATGCTGCCCGTCGTCTGATTATCCAGTGCATTATTGATGCTACTCAGTTGCTGATTAATATTGTCTATTTGGTCGTCCACATGGTTGTAGTCCCCGATGTTGTTATGAATGAGCGGGGAGTTCACTAAATAATTGCTCAGAACATTCATGAGTGTGGATGGGTCCATCGCCACAGGATTGGGTGTGATAGGACCGTGTAGAGGGACATAGGTTGGCATGGAGGTGACGGATGCGGTCGTCTTCGGGGCCGGGGCCGCCGACGCTGTTATGGTCGTAGCAGGGGACGCGGTCGTCTTCGGGGCCGGGGCCGTGGTGGCAGGAGTCGCCGAAGGCGTAGCAACCAAGGTAATGATCGGGGCAGTTGTCACGGTAGCAGAGGACATATTCAATGTAAATGGGTGATAAGACGGTACCGATCCTATAGACACTGGACATATTTTTTGGGTACAGACCTTATTCCGGCACCAAGGCAAAAAACGCGACCAAGAGCGAAGCCGCACAAATATTGGTCAAAATGTAGTACGTGTTCTGGCGCATCATCGTGTCTTTAACATCCTCAATCATCCCGTTTAGGAGCGACGTACGGCTCACCTGATCCGTTCCCGAGAGACGACCATCGAGGTCAATCGCATCATACTGGGGGTTGCCGTTGATTTTGTTGTATTTAGGCGCAAACTGGTTGTAAATGACGTCGGTCAACTGGTTGTATTTTTCGTTCACCTCGGTGTTGGTCGCTTGGTTGGCTTGGTACGCCGCATTGACCGCCGCAATGTTATTCTGAATGTCTTGGACACACTGGGGTCCGCTCAACGATTGGCAAGGGGTCGGGTTGTAGCCAGGAACAAAGCCCTCTTTGGCCGCTTTAGTCGCTGCAGGGGGGGCCGTGGGCGAACCATACTGGAACATATGAATGCTGTTGGCAATGCTCGGAATTCCACAGGGTCCTTCTTGGTCGGGGACCGGATCATAGGGGTTGTAATTGATGGTATAGGAACCGTACGAAAGGTACTCATCTTCGGTGTCCATGGTTTGGTAGTTGGCCTCATATACGTTGATTTTACACGTGGAATTGATCTGTTTGCGACGTTTGTGCAGCGTAGAACCTCCTTTATTACCTTGTGCAGCTTGAATTCCCATGGCCGGGTTATTAGGAAGGTACCTTGGTGCGTCATTGTTCGTGTCCACCACACAATGTGCGACCCCGTCGCTCGTTTGATAACTATAGTAATGACTGCATTTCGGATGCTGCACGCAGGTGGTTTGGCATTCAGTCTGGTCCATGTTGTCGTATTTCACGTACATATTCGGACTGTTGTCGGCCACTGTCAGATTAGGAGGGAACGAATATTGCCCCGAATAGGCGACGAAATCCGTTCCGTACTGGAGCACATTGCCGCCCATCGGCACATATTGCAAGGTGGCCGCACTGGTATCCACCAACATGGTGCTTCCCAGTTTCAAATCACCGTTGGCACTCAATAAATAAAACGTACGGGGAGCATCCGTCGCACTCGTATATTGGCGTGTGCGTTCGGGTTCCCGGGAGGTCAAAAAGACGAGTTCATTGCCTTGAATATACAGGACCGACATGCCGTCCGAACTGTAGAGCGCGTTGCTTACGTCCAAGGATGCTCCCACCGGCAGCCGTGAACCCACATTACCCTGGTTATAGGCAGCAATGTACCGGTTGGACCATGTGGTATTGACACTGGCGGCAGCATAATTGTCCTGCATCACCGTCTTGCTCGCCTGACTAAACTTGGGGTCGCTCAAGAGGTCCCAGTGGCTACTCGTGGAGGGAGGATTGACCGCATACAGGTTGCCGGCCCGCAGTTCCAGGTAGGTATCGGCAGACACCGTTCCTACATTGACCAGAGTGGCTGATGAGGTGGCGTTTTGGAGAACCACGTCGCCGTTCGGCTGAATCACGAGAGACGCCGGGTCATTGGTTCGGCACGACAAGAGAACGACGGAACTGTAAAGCAGATTGCTATTGGACTTGGCGCCCCGTACCCGTTGATTGTAGATGTAATTGTTCAAGATGTTAAACGGACTCACATACAAATTGTACAAGTTGGTGGCGGCGGCATCTTGGCTCGTTTGTGTGAGAGCATAATGGATTTGGATGGGCTCATACGGCGCCCGCCGCGACGTGTTCTCCGCCAACGCAAACAAGATCCCTTGACCGTGACTCGCCTCTCCTGTCAATGCCACCCCGTTGAAGGTGATGGTGAGTCCGAGAGCATTGGTCGTCTCTTTACCGACCGCGGACCCGTACTGAATACGGATAGGGTAATACGTGCCCTGAACCATCGTGATTTGATCCAATACATTCCCTGTTTGGACAGCATTGTCCAAGGTATAGTTGGTGAGGGCCACGTCGCCTACCCATAAATAGGCGGTTTGTCCCGTTTGAGTCGTGAACCCGTAACGCCCGGTCTGAGGAGGATAAAAATACCCGAACCATTCCACGAAAAACTGGGTATTCAGACCCGCGGTGTTGTACCCAGAAAGGGCCGTGGTGAGCGAGGCAAACTGGTCACTGTTGCCGAGGGTGACCGGGGTGAATCCGGATTTAAGCGCCTTGGCGAAATAATTCCCGTCCCACGTGGTGGACATCATCGGCACCGTGTAGACTTGGAATCCCAGGCCCGGCAACGCCAAGTATTTGAGTTTGTTCGCCTGGAAATACTGATGCTGCCGCTGCAACTGTTGCGCATAGTAGGTTTCCACGGCCAGTTGGGCGGTAGGGAAATCGTACAAATTATGGTCAAAGAGGGCCATGTCTATCGGGGGCTGACCGTGGATAGGAACAATGAACCCAATCTCATTCTTGCGGTAATTTCCTAAAATATTGGGGGCCGATGTGATGTCCAGTTCAAAGGACTGATATTTATGCGTGTCATTGTATTGTTGTGCCGGCGATATAATGTTGGCTTTCACTTGAGACGAAATACCGGACATGTGACTATCATATACATTAGATGTATATGATAATGTGGGTCGTACTTAGAGCGTAGTAATGTAATAAATGAGGCAGGTCGCTAAAGTTGCCCACAGCAACGTTGCGTAAATCGCCGAATCCACGTCTTGGTATTTGTTCTCGGGCACACTGTTCTTCATCTGGTACAGTTCGCTCAGTTTGCGGTCCAATTCTTTGCGCAGTTGCAAGACCGTGTTGTACGTCTGGGCCACGTCGGGGTTCGGTGTGGTCCCTGGAGATGCGGTGACCGTGCTGGAGACGGTCTGGATCTCCCGTTGCAAATGTTGTATTTGAGCAATAAGCTGGGTCGGATCCGGCGGCGTGCAACTGTCCGCATTATACAGGTAATTACGAGAGGGGTCGCGCTGATAATGCGGATTGCCTGCTGCATTCAGAGAGTATTTCGGATTGGACTCCAAACACATCATATAGTTCATGTAGGCCGTATCGTAACTTTGTAGTGTGGTATACACGGAAGATACGTCCGTGAACAGGGACGTGTTCACCGTATCGGTGTTTAATTTCAACATCACGGAGGGGCGAAAATACTATACAATCTGGAGATTTATTCCCGGGCGGCCACACCACCCACGATGCATGCAATCACGATACCGACCGCCATATTCACGATACCTTGAATCTGGTTACCCATATCGTAGTGGGTATCACTAAACCGGGCTTGCGTGGTAGAAAGGTTGTCTTGCAAGGCCAAGAGTCTTTGGCTCTCAGCATGGTTTTTACACAACTGCTTGGCAAAATCTCCGGTAATATCTCCACTAGTCGCGGCCTGTGTCGGCGTATGTGCATTCATATACAGTTGATTGAAGAGGTAAGTCGGGTTCGGCGTGGGTGTCGCAGTGGGTTCATTGGGCACCTTCGTCGGGGGTGCCGCCGAGGGCGCCGCGGGACACGTCACCACGGGACATTGTGAACCAGGGGTCGGAGTGACCCCGACACCACTGCCCTTATTTCGCAAAGATGCTGAATCCAACATACGGGGGCATTGGGTAAAATCAAATTGATTCTGCACCGACACCCAAAAAAAATCATTGGGGTTGTACGATAGCAAATATCCGTCCATGGTTTCTTACTATATTAGCTAGACAAGTTATTCACAAATGCGGTAAAAGTCCGTCTCCAGTGCGACCACGCTGTTGCGTTTGAAAACACACACTTGTCCCGGACGCAAACAAATCGCCAAGGACACGGGGTCAAATCGCGAGATACTGGGCAATTGACTGGCATCAATGCGGTATTTTTTCATGAGTTCCGTCTGCTCTTCTTCCGTGAGGACCCGGACCGGCGGCACGTCCTTGTGTTTGAGCAAATTGAACTGGAGACGTTTGATGTTATGAATGACCACAAAGATGCCGTCATGGTTGAACAAATACTCCACCTTGGACCGAATCATATCGTTGGGTTCGTCGTCGGAAATAAGAATGAGGGTATCCGTGCGTTTATCTAAAACCGTCTCGGAAATAAAGAGGTCGTCCACAATATTGTCTAAATTTCCTTGCCGCACACACGAAACGTATTTGATGTAGACCTTTTTCTTTTCCGACGCGTGCTCAATCAACATGTCCAACTGGGCGTGTTTACTCATCGCGTCCACTTCATTGATACTGAAGGATTCGTAATCCTGGACATTGTACTGCAAGGTCCGCAACAATTCAATGATGGTGACCCGCGACTTGTATAAGCTCAATATCTGCTGAGAAGACGACATTATACTGTTATCACAGAATACTTTTATGCAGTTTCCTGTTCTTCTGGACACACCGATTCAATTTTTTGTTCAGTGCGCTCGGTCGTCGCCGGGTCTGATCCTTCTTCGTACCCACTGCGTGCCTCTTTGATCTTAGAAAACGCCTTGGGGTTGAGTGCTTTCAATGTAGAGACCCGTTTAGGATCAATGTTCTTTAGGGTAAAATGATGCGTAGCCGTCTGGAAATGCAGGGACGGAATCCCCACAATTTCGTTGGCCTCCTTGTCGTAAATGAGATCCTTGGTCTTGGACAACCGGTTCTTATCCACGCAATCCACAAAGAATTGTTTGAGCGCCTTGACATCCTTCATGGGCAATCCGTGGTCCTTGCCGTATTTTTCGGCAAAGGTATGCAGTTTCTGGATCTTGACCGACTTGTCTAATTTGTTCCAGGATTCGGTCTTGTTGTGGTTTTTTTCCGTCTCCAGCAACTTGTCAATCGCATTGAGCGAAAATTCGGCGGTAGACGACGTAGCGTATAACTTGGGTGACGAACGCATCACCAACTTGTCGTCGTTTTCCTTCTTTTGCTTGGTCTTGGACTCACGTATGGCGTTTTCTACCTGTAGAAACTGATTCGTAGGGGTCTTGAATGGAAACATCTATATGATTCAATTTTGCGCTTGTTAGAATCATATAGAAAAATATCTCTAAGTCATGCTTCGGAAGTGGTTCCTATACATTCATTGGGGATAGGGGGTGGGGGGTGGGGA